TGGGGTGGGCGGAATGCTGGAATTGGCTTTGCGACAGTCGGATCGTCGCGCTATTTTATGTTCAGTATGATGACTAGCTCGCTACCCGATATATCAGCGGGACATGAAGTTGCTTCGTTAAAAGCCTACCTCGCCGCCCAGTACGCCGCCGGAACCCCTGTGCAAGTCTGCTACAAGCTGGAAACGCCCACCCCTTTCACCGCAACCGGCGCACAGCCTATCCTAGCTCTGAGCGGCGTGAACACCGTGCTGACCGATGCAGACAGTGCAACCGTTATCGGCAGGGCAGACCCCATCAAACGCATTATTGACCTTGAGGACGCAGTAGCGTCCATGACAACGACATAAGGAGGACTGACTATGGCAATCAAAAGCAAAGCTCGCCATGACCTGACGTTACGCTCCATTAAGCGGGAAATTGCAGCAGGACGCGATGTTGCGTTCTGGCTGGATAAAGCATACATGCACTACGACAACGGACTGCTGACCGCAGATGACATCGCAGAGGTTGAGGCTCTGGCGCAGGCATACTACGACGCGCTGGACGCAGAAGACAAGGCGGACGCTGAGGAAATCACGCAGTAAGGAGGATATCATGGCAAGCACTACATACGAGCATTTTGTTGACACCAACAAAATGTACGCCGCACAAGAGCAATTTCGTAACATCACGAAAACATCGCATCTCGGCAATGCCAACAAAATGGCGACAAAATGTCACCGGTTTGGCGCGCTTGTCAATATGGTGCGCAACGCCGGACAGCTGCCGCAGCCTTTCTGGCTCGGTGCTACCTGTGGCGGCGGCTCGCATAGTCTTTCCGCCAGCGTTGCAAGGGCTTAATGCAGAACAGATAAAAGCTGTGATAAAACGTGCGCCGCTTGGGAGGTATGACCGGAAAATCGCCCGGTTGCGGTACGTTGACCAGCTATGCCAAGTTGATATTGCAGCGCGTGTGCCGTATTGTCGGACATCAATCGGCAATAGGCTAAAAATTATTGATAAAATGCTGGATGTGTGATACTATGCTTTTAATTGGGCGCGTTTTCTTGTGAAGCGCGTTGAAGCGGCAGGCTTTCGGGTCTGCCGCTTTTCTTTTTGCACAGATTGTGGTATAATTATCTCAACAAATCCACCCGGCCTCTCGAAGAAGCGCATTAGGGTGGATATTTGCCAGCTAGCCCAGTGCTTTATCTGGGAATGAAAAAAGCGGTTGCCAGATAGGTGCCGACCAGTCTCCCGCCCGCCTGCTTACAGTGCGTACCATGCGGGAGACGATTTTATATGAATTATGGCAAATAAAATATATCGCTTTTTATCTCGTGTCTTGTTCGCTCTGATTATTTTTGGGGCGACATCAAGCGTTCTAAAAGCCGTCTTTCCGTTTTGGCATAGTGCATTTATAGGCGTGGCTTTATCGGTATATGCGTCTTTGCATTATACGCCATACGATTTATGATTTGAAAGGCTCCGGCCTTTGTAGAGAGTGGCATTGCCTGTGGGCGGTTCCGCTCTTGATTTTACAAAAAAATCCCCTGCTTTGCCGAAGACCTGCGCTCCACGCGGGGTACTTTGTAGGCAAAGTGGGAGATTTTTGTTTTATTCACACTAGTTTTGCCGAAGCTCTTGTCTTGCAAGTCAAAACGTGATATTTTAGCCTTGCTTCCAAAGTGAAGCCCTTAACAGTTAAGCGCTCATGCGGATTTTTCCGTGTGGGCGCTTTTCTTTTTTGTCCTTCGTTGTACCTTCGTTGTCTTTCGGTTTTTGCCGATGCGGTACACTGGGTACACAAGGAGGGATGTATTATGAGCTATTATCCGACACCCGGAGCACCCTATGTTCCGCAGCAGCCTGTCAATCCTTACGGTGGCATGGGCACAGTAGGGCTTGCCGCTCCCCTTCCAAACACGCAGATGCAACAGGCACAGCCGCAGCGTCCGCAGCCGATGAATGGGCAGCAGCCTGTTCAGCAGTCGGCACAAGATGGCGGTTGGTTGCTTGGCAGACCTGTTTCCAGCAGGGAAGAATTTTTGGCAATTCCATCTGATCTGTACGGAAGATGGACGTATTGCCCGGATTTGCGTAGTGGGGTCATCTACTGCAAACGTCTGAATCCAAACACTTGCGAATCTGACGTGTTAGAGTTTTACAGCCCGGAAGCATGGCGGCAAATGCAAGCACAACAGGCACAGCAAACCGCTGCACCGACACAGCAGTATGTGCCTATTGAGCAGTACAATGCCCTCGTGCACCGGCTGGATGAACTGGAAAAGTGGCAGAAGAGCTTTTCTAAGCCCACTGCCGCAGCGAAGAAAGGAGAATAAGCGATGCCCTCTCCGTTTGATATGATTACTCACAGCCCTATCATGCAGCTTGCAAATCTGGCTCGCGCCGGACAAAACCCGATGGGGCTTATCCAGCAGTTGGGTGGGCAGAGCGCGCCTATCATGCAGGGGCTGAACCTGATTCAAGGCAAAAACGAAGCACAGCTCAGGACGATGGCGCAGAACCTCGCCAAAGAGCGTGGCATCGACCTGAACCAGCTGGCAAGCGTCCTGAACCTGACGCTGCCCCGATAACGCATCCCTCTAAGCGAAACGCTTCTCAGTTTTGCGGACTTGACAAAAACCGCTTTTGTTTGGCTTCGCCCATCGCATACGGCGGTGGGATGGCATAACGCAAAACTGAAAGGAGTTTTGTTATGGACGATTTTGCAACTGGCTATCTGGCTGGGCAGGACGGCGGCAATAACAACGGCGGATTCTTCGGCAACGAAGGTCTGTGGGCTGTCATCATCCTCGCTATCATCTTCGGCTGGGGTACTAACGGCTATGGCCGCAACGGCGGCGACAACGGCATGAACAGCTACATCCCCTATCTGGTCGGCACTGGCGCAACCGGGCAGGGCGGCAACGACACCCGCGCGGCTCTGTCTGAGGGCTTCTACCAGCAGGATACCTCCCGCTCTCTGGCGGGCATCCAGAGCGGTATCTGCTCTCTGGGCTATGACCAGCTGGCACAGATGAACGGTGTCAACGCCAACATCGCAAACGGCTTTGCTGGTGTGAACAGCGCCATTTGTCAGCTTGGCTACCAGAACGCACAGCTGGTGAACGGTTTGGAACGCAGCGTGTCCAACGGCGACAACGCCATCAGCCTTGCCATCATGCAGGAGGGCAACGCTCGGCAGGCCGGTCAGACCGCACTTGCTACGCAGCTGGCATCTTGCTGCTGCGAGAACAAGCAGCTGATCGGCGACCTGAAGTACACCATCGCAACGGAGGACTGCGCTACCCGTCAGGCCATTGCAGACAACGCCCGCGCCATCGTGGACAACTGCAACGCCAACTTCCGCAGCATGATGGATTACTTCACGCAGGATAAGATTGCCACTCTGACCGCCGAGAACCAGAACCTCAAGTTCGCCGCTTCTCAGGATCGGCAGAATGCACTTCTGACCACCGTGATGTCTCAGCAGACTGATACCATCCTGAACCGGGTCAATCCTCGTCCGATTCCCGCTTATCAGGTGGCAAACCCCAACGTGGGCGTGAACTGCTGCGGCTGCTGCTAACTAACACACTCCCCGATAATACCGGGTGAACCATCGGGGCAGGGGTAAGACACCTCTGCCCCTGATTTTTTAGGAGGAAAACATTATGGCTTGCAAAACAAGCTGCAAACTCTGCCCCCATCTGGTTCTGAGCCAGTCTGTTACGTTCGCCAATGACACGCTGACCATCAACATCCCTGCTGGCGCATACCAGAACGGAGAGCGCTATTGCATTGTGGTTGCTCAGAGCATCCCGGACACGACCACCATCAACGCCCCTGTGGTCATCACCATCGGCGCAGGAACTACCGCATACCCTCTGACCGACTGCAACTGCGCTCAGGCAACCGCTGAGAGCATCCACACCCGCACCCGCTATGCTACCCGCGTTGCAACGTCTGCGACCGGCACCGGCACGTTCAAGTATCTTGGCTGCTTCTGCCGTTCCCACGCCGGTGCGCCCGCGTCCATTTCTTGAGGAGGTATAGATTATGGGCAAGAACAATTTTCGCCGCATGATGATGCTCCGCGACCACGACAAAAATCGTGAGCCGGAACGTGACCGCCTTGAGGAAGAGCGTGACCGCAGGGAGCGTGAGATGGAACGCCGTCTGCGCAAGCTGGAAGGCGGCAACGACCGCTATCCCTATTATCCGCAAGAGGAGAACCGTTATATCGACCCCTACCCTATCCCCCGCTACCCTGACGTAGAGTATGGGCGTAAGATGCCGCAAATCGGCTTCTCGCAGAACGGCGATTGGGATAAACGGTCTGGCCAGTACGAACATGGCAGTGCAGACAGCCGCTCCATCAAGATGCCACGCCAGCACCTCACCCACGATGAAGCAGAGGAATGGTGTGATAGCATGGTCAACGCTGACGGTACGAAGGGCTGTCACTGGACGCTGGAACAGACACAGGATGTTGCGAAACAGCGCAATATCACCTGTGACCCGAACGATTTCTGGGCTGTCATGAACATGATGTACTCGGATTACTGTCAGGTCGCAAAGCGTCAGTCCGTTGACACTCCGGGCTTCTACGCTGACATGGCAAAGGCGTTCCTTGAAGACGCAGATGCCGCAGATGGCAAGGCATATCTCTACTGGGATTGCATTGCTGATAAGTAAAACAGAACCCCTGTGTAGCCGTTAAAAACTACACAGGGGGATTTTTTTATACGTTATATCCAAACGCTTTCATTATTTTTTCTTGCAGTTGTTTTGCTTTTTCTTTTGCTTCAGCTTCTCTTTCTTCTGGCGTTTGATTGTCCAATGGGAATCTTGGCCTTTTGGGAAGTTGTGCCGGTTTTGGCAAATTCGCCCAGTGTGTTACAATATCGTGTTCTGGTATTATTTTCCCTTCTTCCGTATACACGCTGTCGAACCATCCCTTCCTAATAAAATATGCGGCATTTACGTAGCTTTTCCCTGTATGCCCATTTTCAACGGAAATAAGATATTTTTCGCAAGTTTGTTCTGGTGGGAATCCTTCTTTCTTGATAGAGTGCCAAATTATACATCCAGTTTCAACATAATTGACATTTGTGACATCCGACCGTTCTTTAGCCCATTCTTCATACGCCAATGAATCTGTTTCGCTAGAATGTTCTACTTTCATCATATTCTTCCTTTCTCCCCTGTGCGATCGTTGCGACTACACAGGGGTTCTTCTATTTTAACTTTAGAACTTAGTTTTTATCGTTTTGCTTAATTTCTTCTTCAACCACAATGTACGGAATGTTCTCCAAAGATGATCTAAGTAACGCAATCACCGCTCTTCCAGATTTTCCGTCTGCCAGTTTTGATACATCTTTTAGCTTTTTTAAGACATCTTCTCGCTTCACATACTTACCCATTATGATTCTCCTTAAAAAACTCAGCTTTTATCGGATTAGAGATAATCCACAAAATATCCGTTATACTTAAATTCTTTCACTGCTTTACTTGCTGCCATCAGTTTTTCACTAATGGATGCAACCTCGTCCGGTGTGTTTCTGATGCTTGGAAAACCTATAATCATTGTGATTGGGCTATCGATGCCATTGCCCTCACGATAGAATTGGATTCCCGTTCCGTAAAATTTTTCTCTAAGGTTTCTTTCTTCTTTTTCTAAATCACGATTTTTAATCACATTCATTGTAATCCCCCTAGAACTTAACTTTTATCGTCAATCCTCTAAGAAATCCTCTTGATTCAGAACTTGATTTACAATTCGTTCTGTACATTCTTTGATAACCGTAGATGCGGGAACATTATCTTCATAAGCTATGTTTTCATATTGCACTCCTGCATATTCAAAGAACCTTTTAGAAAGTATTTCTGCATCCGCACGGCACAACGGCTTTAATTCGTATTGCAACGGAAATCTTCTTATAAGTGCAGGGTCAAGCCTATCAAATCGGTTTGTCGTTCCGATAATAATGACATTGTTCGGCAATCTATCCATTTCCTGCATAATCGCAATAACCACACGGTTCATTTCTCCAACGTCATCTTTTTGCCCACGAGCCATTCCGACCGCATCTATTTCATCAAAACAAAGAACGCAAGGAGCAGTTCTTACATAATCAAAAATTCTTGCGAGGTTAGATTGTGTTTGCCCCAAGTGCGAATCAACTAGACTTGAAAATTGAATCCTTAAAAACGGAAGTTTTGCTTTATGCGCAATATACCTAGCCAACATGGTTTTTCCGCATCCGCTTTGCCCATAAAGCATCAATGCTGGCAAATAAGGAATTCCCATTTCGTTCAATTTCTCGGATGCTCTATAAATCGCAACGGTCTTTTGCGTTATTCTTTTTTCTTCGCTCCTAAGAAGAAATCTTGCTTTTGGAAATTCTTCTGTATCCTCTGCAATCAAAAGATGCTTTAAGTTATATGGCAATTCAATAAATTCTCTTTTGCTTTCCAACTTGCGAAGCATATTTTCTTTGAACTGCTCGTCTTTTTTGGATGATATAGAATTCAAAATGATTTTAACGGCTTTTTGCGCGTTTCGCATATCGCCATCGCAAACAAATCGAATAAGGCTTCGTTCACTATCATTCATCTAAAAAATCCTCCAACTCAATCTTCCCCTCTGCCGCCGCAACCGCCAGAGCGTACACGAACTGTCCAATCGTCATTCCGTGCCGTCTGGCTTCACGGTTGATGTACTTGCGCTCTTCCTCGCTCATAAGGATGGTAATGCGCTTGGAACGCTTGCCATCGCCACTTGCAACGCCCTGATGCGATTCCGGCATCGGGATTTTTTTCTTTGTCAAGCCAACTTCGGCCAGTGCGCCGGGAACATCGCCTTGTTCGATAAGACGCTGAACTTCCCTCGCCTGTTTCAGCTTCTTCGGCTTACTTTCGCCTACTACGGCTTTGTTCGGCTGTGTTTCACTGTCTTTGGCTTGCTTCGGCTTAATATCGCTTAATTGTGCTTCATTAGGCTGTGCAAGGCTGTCTGTTGCTTCACTGTGCTTAATCGGCGCTTGTTCGGCTTCGTTCGGCTTTGCTTGGCTTACTTCTTCTTCCTTTGGCTCACTTCGGCTTAATGTCTGCTCCGAAAAAACAGGCTGAAAATCAAACCCGCCAAGCAAGCTGGATGTTTTTTTGCTGGTTGATTTCATCAGCCCTCACCCCCAACGATATACTGCGCCAACTCCTTGAAATCCTCTGCGCTGGTGCTTTTTGCCGTGTCGCCACTAAACAGGCTGTGCCGTTCTGCCTGTGCCTTACGAACGCCCATAGACGGTCTAATCTTCACATCCAGCAGCGTTGTTCCCATGCTCTGTGCAATCACAGGAAGCTGCTCCACAACCTCTTTGGACAGGTTCTCTCGGCTCTTGTACTGGTTCAAGAGCAATCCTTCAATCTTCAAAGTCGGATTGAAGTATCTGCGAACATCGCCGATGGTCTGCGAAAGCTGGCTCAAACCGGCCAGTGCGTAACGGTCTGCCGTGATGGGCACGATGATGCTGTTGGCAGCGATCAGCGCGTTCACAAGCGCAAGACCAAGCTGAGGGGGAGTGTCCAGCACAATGTAATCATACTGCCCAGATACGCTTTCAAGGGCTTCTCGCAGCCGGAAGTTCTTGCCCATGTCCCGGACAAGCTGTTCGTCAATGTCCTTCAATGCGTTGTCGGACGGAAGAATGTCACCAGCTTCACAGTGCTGAATTCCTTCCTCTACTGTTCCTTGCCGGGTCATCACATCGAACAGGGTACATACGTCCTCTGTCTGTGCGCCGTAGGTGTCCGTTGCGTTGCACTGGGCATCGCAGTCCACCAGCAGGACTTTCTTTCCAAGCAACTGCAATGCACCAGCCAGACAGGTGCTTGTGGTGGTCTTTCCTGTGCCGCCCTTCTGGTTGGCGACAGCTATAATTTTTGTCATTTTATCACTCTTTCTTTTATTTGCTATGTATGACTACTTCAAGAAGCTATCATCAAACGTAGCATAATCGTCAAGGTCTGCTTCTTTCAAAATTGAGTACATATAAGCACCGGGGTCTTTTTCAATCCTATCAAGCCGTTCACTGACAAGAATCCTGTATGCGTTCTCAATGATGTTCACAACGGCTTCTTTTTTCTTGTTAGGCTTGATGTTCGGATACTTCTCCGGTAATCTCTTTGCCACCAGCTTTGCGGTCAAGATACACTGGCTTTTAGACATTTCCGGCGCAATAGATTCCCAATCCACATCCTCGTATGCACCGCTACGGGGCTTTCTGGCAGGTCGTTGGCTCTTTGGAACATCTTTTAGCTCTACGCTCTCAACCTCGTTGGCTTCAACGTCTATGACTGGCTCATTAGACTTGAAAGCTACATTGAACTTCACAGCAACCGCATTGCGGCCTCTCATGACCTTGTCATATTCAACGCACAGGTCTGATACTTCGTTTATTTCAGCTACCGCAATATCAATGACACGCCGCCTAAGATGCTTGAACTCTTGATAGCTAGGTTCTCTTGCACCAAGCTGTTCCCTTAATCTATCCAACGTAATTTCGGGCTGGCTCACGCCACGTCCGATGAACTCTCGGAGAATTGAATACAGCAAAATGCTATACTGCGATTTCATATTCGCTGTGTAGCGCAAGCGATACTTGACATATCCACGCTCCGCAATGTCGAAGAAAACAGGTTGCAGAAGCGGATTGCAACACAATGACACAGTAATATTCATTAAACTAGGTTCAAAGTTTACAGTTGCTCTACTGAACAGGGGATACAGGTCAAACGAGCCTGAACCGTCACCTCTAGGAACTTCAACAGAGTTGTCGATGAAATGCTTGACCTGTGCTTTCAAATTCCTAGAGTTGATTTTCAACCCCAAAAACTCGCAATACTCTTGTAACGTAAACTGAACCGTTGAAGTTTCAGGGTCTCTCGGATTGATGCGGCTAAGATACACTTCAAGTAACCGTAGTTCTCCTGCTGTATAGTCAGTGAACTTTGCCCAAACAAGCTGTCTGCTTTTTTCAACCAAGTTCCCGCCTTTAATATCAGACAATCTTATCACGCCTCCTCTCGTATAAGAGTATATCACAGATAGGTGTACAAATCAATAGCAAGTGTACACCTATTTCCACTTCTTGTACACCTAACTGTCCACATTTCGTACACCTATTTCCACAATCTGTACACCTATATCCATTTTTTGTACACCTCTTTACATTATATAAAACAAGACTATTAACAAGATTATAAAATAACTTCTACTAATAGCAGAAGAAGAAAATTTTCCACAAAATCTTTTCTTTCTCTCTTAAAAAGTGGAAAACACAAAGCAAATATCGCCAAATAAACAGATGTTTAACATCCGAAAGGTTGAAACGCTTAACGGTTAGGTTTACCTAACGTGTACAAAAAGTGGATGAAAAACTTTTAAGTCGGTGCTATGGGGGACAGATTGACAAGCCGACCAATCGCAGACAATAGATTTACGATAATTCGTTATTTATTCCGCGCGAATGCTGTTAATTTACAGCCTATGGGGGACGGATTGACAAGGTAAATTTGCCCGATAGGTGTACAAAAAGTGGATGAACGTGGACAAAATGTTCTTCAAAAACTGCGATAATTCGACAATCAACCAGTTATATTATTGGGGTTCACGGTATAGGAATCATTGGACTTCATAGCAGCTTCCGTTCCAGCGTCCTGCGCCTGATAGAGAATCTCCATCTTTGGGGCGGTTCCGTTCGGGTCTGGGTCAGTTTTGGTAGCCTGTGCCATCTCATAGTTACCGGACGCCATCCGGCAGACAGCGACCCTATCCTTCAACGGCGTGTGGAGGTTTGCCAAAATTTCTGTCAACACGCCGATGTGGTCTGAGCCGTGATCTCCGTACCTGATATACAGCAAGGCATCTATCTCATAGGAGGAGCACTCCATCATAGCATCTATGAGAATCCGCCGTTTCTCCAGATCGGAAAGGCCGTCTTCCAAGTGTTCCAGCAGCCCTGGGTGAATGCAAGCGTCCATGTATCGAGCCACCGATACGCCGCAGCAGGTGAACCAGCGCATAGCCATCGGCAGGGAGATGGCTGCCAGACCTTGCTCCCAATTGGCGACCGTGCCACGATTCACGCCCATTTTTGCCGCCAATTTCTGCTGGCTCAAGCCGGAACGCATTCGAGCTATCTCTAATGCTTTGGCTGTTCTTACTAAATACTCATCCATAAATTCTCACCCTTTCAACAAAATCCAGCAAAACTGCCGGTTTCGACAAGCCAAAAAATGGAAAAAGCTGCTATGGAGAACCAACAGCAGCCTGTGTTATAACTGTATTGTCAAAAAATTCCAAAGAGGAGTGGAACAAAAATGAAAGAAACTGCAATCTGGAACCATGAACGTATGCCGATTATCGACGGAATGCCTGCCAGTGTTCCCGATGGGAAGCCGCACACACCTGAACCGTGGGAGGAAAGCTAATGAACCGAACCGTAGATGCTCTGATTATCCCATACGCTCGCAGACGGACGCTGGAGCTTGTCCTGAGCCTTTCTGGGTACGAAGCTGATAAAGATGCTTACCTCGAAGCAAAAGGCATCCTGGAACGTGCCGTAGCCGCCTTAGATGATGGACGCGACCCGGCAGACAGCATCGAACGCATTGACGGACAGCTCGTAGAGCTGTGATTGGAGGAAAGATGGATAGGCGTTGTCCCTTTTGACTTAAACACTCGTGGCTTCCCTGATGTGAAGTAATGGATGTGAAGAAAACGTTCGATTTTTACAAAGTTGTTCAAAAGACATTGACTTGACAACTAGAAGATGTATAATCGTATCAAATGAACATCTGCATTTACCGATCGGGAGGATATGCCACAATGAGTGAACAGGAAAGAGCCAAGATTGACCGATTTATTGCATGGCTGCTGGAACATCCTGAAAAGATTCCAGTAGCAGAACAAGCATTAGACCTGGAATAACAGAAAATCCCTTGCGCAGAGCTACACCAGCCCGGCACAAGGGATTCTTTTATTTTACCGGGCATGAACGTTACATCTTCTCGATCAGGTTCATCAGAGCTTCACGCTGTTCCTTCGGCATAGATTCAAGTTTTCTTCTAATCCGCTCCACTGCTGCATCAACTTCACTTTGCGGCTGCTGGGGCGGGTTTTCTTTTTGGTTGCCAGTAAGAAGATAGTCTACTGATACGTTGAAATAAGATGCAATCTTAGAAAGAACCTCTGTGGACAGGCTTTTGGTTCTTCCAGCTTTCAATTCAGAAAGAAAACTGCGGCGAATCCCAATGTTACTGCAAAGAGTTCCGTCTTTGATGCCCTCTTTTTCACAGAGTGCATGGATGTTGCTGTACAAGTCCGACATAAGAACACTCCCATATTTGTGCAAGTATACAAATGCACAGAATTTTGTACAAAAGAGTTGACTTGTACAGATACTTGTACTATAATACAGACATAGACAGTACAGAACATTGTACAATATAAACTCTCTACACCCTTATATTAGTACAGTTTTCCGTACTTGTCAATAGATTTTAGCAAATGGAGGTGGAATTTTGAAAGAAAACTTCCGTTCTGGCTTTGAGCTGGAAGTGAAGATGAAGCTGTTGCAGCGAGGTATGAAGCAAACGGAACTGATTCAGGCGGTTCAAAGCGATACTGGATTGTTCCTTGATGATTCGTACCTCTACAAGATTCTTCGTGGCGAGCGAAAGCCGGAGAAGATTATCCAGAGCATCTGCAAGATTCTTGAAATCGAGCAGAAGGAGGACTGAACATGGAGCAGATTATCACCTTAAAGGTAGACCTTGAATACCCGGAAGAAGCCAAGTTTGCCATTGACGCTGCTGCCAAGACCTACTCGGATTTCAAGCGTGAGCAGACGACAAGGCGCTTTGTGGAAAATGGTTGCACACCGGAAGATGCAGAGAAAATCGCAAAGTTCATCCAGTTTCTTGACCAGTGTTTTTCTGAACACAATGAAAGAGCCTTAAGAAAGGCAAGTGAAGTGGATGGAAATTAAGTACTGTGAGCGTTGCGGCCTGTATCTTGGCGTTGTCAGACCGACAAAAAAGTACTGTTCAGAATGCAAGCGCAAGGTTGACAAAGAGCGTGACAGGAAGCGCAAGAAGGCAGCGTACAAACCGGAAAAGACATTTCCGTCCATCGGAGAAGTACAAGCCCTTGCGGACAAACTGGGCAAGCATTACGGCGAGGTGCCGCAGATGCTTGCGACAGGAGAGTTGACCTATGAACGGTAGATACTACGGAAAGCGGGAAATCCGCTGGCACAGACGAGAGAAAGACCGGCTGGAACATATCGAGAAAGAAAGAGTGAGCAAAAATGAAAAAAATCAAAGTTAGAATCACATTCACCGAAGCAGTTCTCGGCACTTGGCCTAGTAACCAGAACATCGCGCGAGAGTTCATCGCCAGCAAGTCCCCTGATGCAAACACCATCGAGGACGAAGTTGCTGCTCTGGGCGCTGATGCTGTGGCAGATAAGGGCATGACCGTGTTCCCTCGCAACGAGAACGGCGAACCCATCCTGTATGACTACCAAATCAAGGGCTTCTTCAAGGATTCCTGTGGGATGCTGGGGCGTATTGGTGGCAAGACCGAAACTGGCAAGAAGAAGGCCGTGAACGAAAGCGGCAAGCTGACGGCTTACAAGAAGGTCATTGATGGGCTGATTTTCGTTCAGCCCCGCATGATTCCCATTCATGTGAACGGCGAGATTACCGAGTGCCAGCGCCCGCTTCGCGCACAGACCGCGCAGGGCGAGCGCGTAAGCCTTGCCAACAGCGAGCAGATTCCCGCTGGCTCGACCTGCGAGTTCGAGGTCATGCTGCTGGACGATTCTCACGAGAAGGTCGTGCGTGAGTGGCTGGACTACGGTGCTCTGCGTGGCATCGGCCAGTGGAGAAACAGCGGAAAAGGCCGCTATACCTACGAAATCCTCAATTAACCGCTATGGCAGGGTAGGGCTGTGCTGCACTCGGCGTGGAACGGCAACGGCATAGTGACGATTGGCTCAGAAATGCTAAGGCAATGCCTAGAGACGAAGCGACTTGAGCGGCAATGGCATAGCATTGAGACGATAGGCGAGGCGCGGCAATGGCATGGCGAAGTAAGGCTCAGACGAGCAATGGAATGGCAAGGAAAAGCTTGGAAAAGCAATGGCTATGGATGCAAGGCGTAGCTTTGATAAGCAACGGCAAGGCGAAGCATCGACGCGAGCAGCGGGGGCGTTGAGAGGCGGTGCATCGCAAAGGCTAAGAGATGCGATGAGTGGAATTGATAAGCGGAGGCGAGGCAGCGCGAGGAAAAGCAATGAAAAGCGAAGGAATTGCGTAGATAGGTGTTGCAGTGGCAAAGTATGGCATAGACGTGATTTGCAATGGCGAAAAAAATAAACGAAAGGAGATAGAAATGAAAGCATTGGTAGAAATCATTATGATATGGGGCACTGTTCTTGCGGTGGTGTTGGCGGTGTTCCTTTTGAACCTGTGGCTGGTACATCTGGTTGAACTGCTGGTCGGCACAAAAGGCACATGGGGAATCATCGTAGCGGCTGCCGTGATGGCAACTGTGTGGATTTTTAATTTTGGAAGCAAAAAGGAGAACAAATGAAAACTTTGAAAGGAGCGGCGTTGTCAATGATTGGTCTGGTTTCGGCAATCGCGGCGGTTGGCTGCGGCGACACGATTCAGGGATGTCAGACCACAGCGCAGATGTTTGGCTGGGTAATCGTGTCGTGTGGGCTTCTTGCAACGGCTATCGTTCTGTGTGCACTGGCAGTCAGCGCTGAAGAAGAAGAGCGAAGCGAGCGTGATCGCCGGAAAATCAAGCGTTTTGCCCACCACACCAGCGAGTGGAGGGACGCACAATGAAATGCCCGATGTGTGGCAGTGACAACATCACAACGGTCGACAGCCGGTCAGACCACGATAGCATTGTTCGCAGAAAGAAGTGCCTTGCCTGTAACCATCGGTGGTCTACCATCGAGATCGACAAAGACCAGTGGTACAGTGCACTGCAAATCAAAGAGGAACGTAAGAGAGGGAGACCGAAAGATGATTAACCTTGACAGATTTGGTGGTGTAACCGAGCCGGATGACGGCGTGTACTTTATGACCCGTGAGCAGGAAGCAGAAGCCAAAAAAGCTGACCGTCTGGCTGAGATTGAGAACTTGCAGTCTGAAATCGAGGACAGGGAAGCAGAGCTGAAAGACCTCCATGCACAGCTGGCAAAACTGATGGCTGGCTGATTTTGTACAGCCAAGTTAAGCCAAAGTAAGAACAATGAAGCCTAATGAAGCCGAAGAAAAGAAACGTATGGACAACAGCAAAATCCATGAAGCTCTGATGGCTGTTCAGTCAGAGTTGAAAGCCCCGAAGGGGCAGATGAACAAATTTGGCGGCTACAAGTACCGCTCGTGTGAGGACATCCTCGAAGCGGTCAAGCCCATCTTGAAAGCGCATAGCCTTGTGTTGCGGCTTTCCGACAAGCCTGTTATCGTTGACAGCTGGCACTACATCGAAGCAACTGCAACTGTTGAATCGCAGGATGGTGCCACCTACACGGTGACTGCATACGCTCGTGAGCCTGAGTTTAAGAAGGGTATGGACGATTCGCAGATTACCGGAACTGCAAGTAGTTACGCCAGAAAGTACGCTCTGAACGGTCTGTTCTGCATTGATGATACAAAGGACGCTGACACGGACGAGTACCAGAAGCAGACCACAAGCAGGGCAAACAAGCCTGCGCAGAAGCAAACGGAAACGGACGCCATTCCTCCGTGCGCTTGCTGCGGAAAGCAGTTGCAGCCTATTCAGTACAACAACCGCACCGTATCGCCGCTGGAAACTGCAAGAAGCACGAAGAAACGCTTTGGGCGCGTCCTGTGTTGGGACTGTGCTCAGAAACAGCCGAAGGAGGGCTAAACAATGCTCAACTCTATCGCAATTCAGGGTCGTCTGGTTCACACGCCCGAAGCTAAGGTCACGAAGTCTGGCAAGGATGTTTGTACGTTCAGCATTGCTTGCGACCGCCAGAGCGGCGGTCAGAAGGAAACCGACTTCTTCAACTGCACCGCATTTGGCAATACTGCACTGTTCGTTTCCAAGTGGTTCCAGAAGGGGAGCCTGATTCTGGTGACTGGCAGCATCCAGACCCGGAAATATATCGACAAGCAGGGAAACAACCGCACCGCAACGGAAATCATGGCGAACAAGGTTGACTTCTGCGGTGGCAAGTCTGACAGCAAGCCCGCTGATATGGCGCAGGATGCACCGCAAAACTACTCGCAGGGCAACGCGGATGACTTTTCTGTGATTGACGATGATGGTTCGTTGCCCTTCTGATTGGAGATGCGCATGAATCGGGAAGAAAAAACGCATTGGACGCAAGATAAAATCTTGCTGTATGTGAAAGCCTGTATGTCTGCCACTGGTTTAACCAGAATGCCATCAAGAAGTGAATTGAGCGAGTATTACGGAAACGACAAGTTGACAAATGCAATTCGCCGTTTTCCGGGTGGCTATTACAAAATAGCTGAAATCCTTAATATCGAAATGAAAGAAAGCGAAACGCAATTCGGAAAGTATGGCGAAGACCTTGCTACAAAACTGCTGGAAGAACATGGATTTGCGGTTGAGCGAATGTCAACTAGATACGCCTATGACCTTTATGTTAATGGCAGCGTTAAGGTTGATGTGAAAACGGCAAGGCCGAGCAAAGCAAATAAGAGTTTTTGCTATTCGTTTAACCTTGAAAAACGCTTTCCGACTTGTGATGTTTACTTTTTGATCGCAAAGAGCGAAGAAAAAGAAAGCATCTACATAGTTCCTGCATCTATCAACCAGACGCAGATTGGGCTTGGCACTGGAACGACCGTGTATAGCAAGTATCAAGACCGATATGACATTATCGCTGATATGAGCAAGGCTTTTGCTTCTGCAAAGTCTTGACCGCCTACCTTATATAAGAGCTGCGCTATCTGGCTGGACGGGCGTTTGGAAAAATGAAGCACTTGGGCGACATCACAAAGATTCACGGCGACCAGATAGAGCCTGTGGATTGCATCACGTTCGGCAGTCCTTGTCAGGGCTTGTCTATGGCGGGGAAAAGGCTTGGATTTGACGACAACCGTTCCGTGCTGTTTTTGGATGCCGCAAGAATCATTAAGGAAATGAGGACAGCCACCAATGGAATGTATCCAACTTTCGCTGTTTGGGAAAACGTCCCCGGAGCATTCAGCTCCAACGGAGGAGAAGATTTCAGAGCCGTGCTGGAAGAACTTGCCCGCGTGGAACAACCAGACGTTTCAATTCCTCGACCTTCGGGTAGGGGGGGCAGATGGAGCAAAGCCGGAGCAATCGCTGGAAACGGGTGGTCTTTGGCATGGCGACAGCTTGACGCTCAATATTGGGGAGTCCCCCAGAGAAGAAAACGTATCGCTCTTGTCGCAGATTTTGGAGGTCAACGTGCCGCAGAAATACTATTTGAGCGCACGGGCGTGTCAAGGGATTCTGACGAGAGCATCAAGGCGTGGGAAGCAACTCCCGGAAGTTCTCAGGCAAGCACTTCTGGACGTAATAAGGGGGGCGAATCTTACACACTGAAAATCCGTAGCGGATGCGCCGGTGGCGGTAAAGGTGCGCTGGTACAAACCGAAAAAAGTGCAACGCTTTCAACACTCCAAGACCAGACATTGTTTCAACCTGTTGTTTATGATGCTCGTGGAAACGGCGATGGCAAAATCGTACCGACAATCACAGGCGACCACGAAAACAGAATCACAGATTACACGGCCATTGCAATCGAACGCAAGACCTTCAACGAACAGTCTTTCAGCAGCTACAAAGAAAGCGACAAATGCTCAACCTTGAAAGCGAAAGCGGGAAACATCGGCAATGGCAGCGAATGTCTGATTGCAGAGAAAGCTATTCGCTGGATTATTCGCCGCTTGACCCCTGTTGAATGTGAACGGTTACAAGGCTACCCAGACGGATACACCGACATTGGTGACTGGACGGATAGAAAAGGAAAGAAGCACAAATACGCTGACAGTCCAAGATACAAGGCTCTTGGTAACTCCATAGCCCTGCCTCAGTGGTTTTGGCTGATGCAGAGGATGCGCCCTTACCTGAAAGAAAAGCCAACTCTGGGTAGCCTGTTCGATGGCATAGGCGGTTTCCCTTTTGTATGGCAAAAATCCTACGGCGAGGGTACTGCACGCTGGGCAAGTGAAATCGAAGAGTTCCCGATGGCTGTAACAAAAAGGAGATTTGGCGAAGAATGATTACCTGTTGTCTCAACTGCACATCACGCCACCAAGCCTGCCACGACACTTGCGAAAAGTACAAAGCAGAGAAGAAAGACTTCGAGGAACGCAAGGCATTCGTGTATGAGCTGAACCACAGCCAGAGCGTGTACCACCGTGATTATGAGGACAAGCACCGAGAACGTGGCAAGAAACGGTTTCTCGGAAGTGAATTTAGAGGTGAACGAGGATGAATAATCAGAAAGAATGGATTGACCCTGAAAAAAAATTGCCTCCATGCCTGAAAAGAGTTTTGTTTGTGGTGAAAAATATTTTTCACGAAGAAGCAGTAGTTGGCTGTTATGATTCAGGCTACAAATCTTGGACAATTTTGGAGAGAGGTTATAGTGGACGAGACATTCAAACTAAAGAAATTCGTTGCTGGAGGTATATTCCCGAACCGCCAGAGGCCAACGAATGAACACTGGCAAGCAGTTTGAAGCAGACTTCAAGGCATCCGTGCCATCTGATGCGTGGTGCTACCGCCTGAAAGACAGTGCTACCACCTACTACGGCGGCAACGAGAGCTTGTCGTTTTCCATCGACAATATCTGTGATTTCCTTGTGTACCGTTATCCGATGAACCACCTGTTTGAACTGAAAACCATCGAAACGCCCTCTATCCCTTTGGAAAAGGTGTTTGGCAAGTACGACAAGGCAAAGTGCAAATACTGCAAGGAAAAGCACATCACCGACATGGTGGATGCAATGGGGTACAGCGGTCAGACCGCCCATGTGATAGTCAATTACAGGGCGGTCAACCGCACCTTTGCAATCCCAGCCAGCAAGGTTCTGGCGTTCCGTTACAACGAGAGCCGGAAGAGCATCCCTTGGCAGTGGGCAGAGAAAGAGGGGATAGAGGTCAAAGCAAAAAAGCTGCGTGTCCATTGGCGGTATGACGTGGATGAGCTGCTAAAGAGATTGGAGGAAGAGAATGAGCAGAGTTTTCAAATGTGACCGTTGCGGTGAAATTTTCAAAGAAAACGACGGTGCAGAGAGAATGGTTAAGGATGAAGAGGAAGAATGGGATGAGGTTGAGGAAAGAATACGAAAACCTTATATCAATCCAAATTCTGTTAGCAACCATATACAAACAATCCACATGAGCAACTGTGGGACTGCGGACTGGCGCAACAACGACTATGATCTTTGCCCCTCTTGCATGGCTGCACTCAACGACTGGCTGAAAGGAGAAAAAAGTGAGTAAGAAAGTTTCAGACATTCTGCCCAAGACGGAAATCTTGGCGCAGTTGGCAGAAGAAGCATCTGAACTGGCACAGGCCGCGTTGAAGTTGCGCCGTGCGTTGGATGGTACGAACCCGACACCAAAGAGCGTTGCAGAGTGCGAAGCAAATCTGACAGAAGAAATTGCAGATGTGACAAATGCGATTGATGCCCTGTTCGATTCTTGGTTTGGCGCAAACATCGAATCTGAAAGCGAATTTTGGGACGCAGAGCGTGAAATTGAGGACGCTAAACGCAAGCGTTGGCTATCTCGCCTTGAAGCAAAGGAGCAGTCACATGAATGAGCGCAGAAACCGCCCATCGTCTGGCAAACAGGCAATGTCAGCCAACCTCCGCAAAATCTCCCGACAGAACCAGTTGTACGGATTCCGCATGGCTCTGGATGGCATCACTGCCACATGGGGCGCACTGATTCAAAACCTTCGGTGCGATGCAGACCTGACCGATGAACAAGTGCAGAAAATTATCCGCATTGGTGACAGGTACTGGGAGATGGTCGGCAAGTTCAAAGAAGAGGACATGACCCCTGACGAGTTTGCAGATTATATCACCGCAAAGTCAGAGCAGGTCGAAAAAGAGTTGAGAGAAAGGTGGAGCTGATGGATAAGGAACAGCTTGCCATCGCACGGTTGCAGGACGCTGCACGGCTGTCTGAGCATCGTTACAAGAAACCGCTCATGGTTACATACTCTGGCGGTAAGGATTCACAAGTGCTTGTGGCTCTAGCTGAACGTGCAGGAATCAACTTTGAGGTGGTCAACAGCCATACCACAGCAGATGCGCCGGAGACGGTCTATTTCATCCGTGAGCAGTTCAAGGCGATGGAAGAACGTGGAATCAAATGCTCCATCGTTATGCCACGATACAAGGACAATCCTGTGTCCATGTGGACGCTGATTCCGCAAATCATGGTTCCGCCAACGAGGCTTATGCGTTACTGCTGTTCTGTTTTAAAGGAAACATCTGGTAAAAATCGCTTTATTGCAACTGGCGTTCGTTGGGTTGAGTCGACATCGAGAAAAAACAATCGTGGAATTATGGAATTTAACCATCGTAACAAAGAAAAAAGAATTACGATGATGGGCGACAACGATGAAAAGCGGCAACTGTTCGAGACCTGCAACCTTAAGGGCAAGATGACTGTCAATCCTATTGTGGACTGGTCTGACGATGATGTGTGGGACTACACGCACAGCGAGCACTTGCCTGTTAATCCACTGTATTGCGAAGGGCAGAAACGCGTTGGCTGCATCGGCTGCCCTATGGCCGGTAGGGGGGGCAGACAGCGCGAGTTTATGCGCTGGCCTGCCTACGAGAAAATGTACATCTCAGCGTTTGAAAGAATGTTGAAAGCTCGTAAAAAGAGAAATCTTGAATCTGAAGGGAAGAAATTCGCGACAGACGACTGGCAGACCGGCATGGACGTTTTTCGCTGGTGGATGGAAGATGACAACATCAGCGGTCAGTTGAGCATGGACGATTTGATGGAGGATAACAATGTTTGAATTTGCAACTCGATGGCTGGTTTGCCTAGTCCTGCTGGCGGTGGTGGTTCAGTCTGAACGGACAATCAAAGACGCGGCAGACAACCTGTTTGAAGAACGGAAGGCAATGCTCGTCTGGCTGTTCGTCAACGCGTGTCTGGCCGTTTGTACGGCTGTTGTGATGGGGTGGAAATGATGATTCAGGATATCAACATGGTAGGGCGTGAAAGGCTGGCTTTTCTGTATGGTCTTTATAGTGGCTGTGCGAAATCCGAAACTGAGCTTAATATCAAAGGCATTTATCAGGAAATGGCTTCAGAGTTAGCTTGGTGTTTGGGATTCAACGAGAACTACAGCAAATGTTATGAGATGAACGGGGAATAAGCAATGGATAACGAACTTTACTGCCCGATGAAGATGACCAGCAATCCGCTTGGTCGGTGCGTCTGCGAGAAAGAAAAGTGCGCTTGGTGGAGACAGTTGGACAACTGCTGTTCCGTTTGGTGGATCGCATGGAAGCTGGACAACATCGAAACAAAGATGAAGAGGTGAGAGTATGAAAAAGCGGATTTACCTTGTTCTCGAAACCGAAGCGGACGAGGATGACAAGAGCATCCGTAGCGATATTGAGCAAGAACTTGGGATGGCTACACATTATTTTGAAACCTGCTCTTATAGCGAAATCGGGTTTGAGGGCTTGTGGAGAAGCACATTCGAGCAACCACCTAAGAAAGAAGATGCAGATGAAAACGGCTATGTGATGGCGATTGCTGGGCCGATTACAAAATCCGCTTGCGTAGGTTATCCGTATAAATGGTTGTGGAATGAGGTTGCAAAGCATCCATACGCATACCCTGTTTGGAAACCCATTAAGGAGGTCTGATACATGTCAACACCCCCGAAGCGTGGTCGTGGCAGACCGCCGCTGACCGAAGCTGAAAAGAAAAAGCGTGAGAAGCGGGCGCAAAAGGCGAAAGAAGAAGCCGCTGCGAAGCGTGAGAAAGAGCGTGAGAAGAAGAAGCAACAGATGCTTAACAAGCGGAAATCTATCCGTTCACAGGTGAGTAAAAAGGTGAAAGAACAACAGGAGTTGGCTATAGAGAAGTCGAAGATGATGAATACAGGTGATTTGCAGTCGAGAATCGGTGATGAAGAGGACAAGAAGGTCATCGGCATGATTGCAGCCAAGTATTTTGGCGACCTTCCAAGCGTGGATATGAACAGCCCGATTGAAGTGCAGCAACGTCTTGACTTCTTCTTTGACGCTTGCATCGAAGCCAGAATCTCCCCTGTGGTGGAATGGATTGCACTGGTGCTGGGCATCGAATGGGTGAGCCTAAAGCAGATTATGGCTGGTAAACGCCGTGACGACAGCTTGCAGCAGAAGTACATCCTCAAGCTGATTCTGCAAATGCAATCCATGTGGGCGTACAACGGTATGTACGGTCAGGAAAACCCGGCAGAGTGGATTTTCCGAGCCAAGAACTACTTTGGTATGCGTGACAACGTGGAAGTCACCGTTGCACCGCCTGAACAGCCGTTGGGCGATGCCCAGAGCGCAGAACAGCTCGCCCAGAAGTACCAGACGGCTTTGCCGAAAGGGATTGACGTGGAGTACAGAGAGGTAAAAGACGATGCAAACTGACAGAGGAATCTACCACAAACGAGTGTGCGACCGCTGCGGAGCGGTTCTGGGCGGCAGGATGATGAACCCTGACGAATACTTCAAGGACTGGGCGTGGCGCAGGGACACAGGAGACCTGTGCCCGGAGTGTTATGCGGAGTATAAGCGAGTGATCGAACGGTTCAATAGGGGAAAGAGAGGGCAGAGAAGATGAAAAAAGTTTGCGTCTATAAATGCAAGCAATGTGATGCCATCTTAGATTCTGATGGATTCTTAATTTTGCCGGAGAACATTCTCGATGGATTTTTTGAATCAAAAGAAAAAGGATTTGTCTACAGACCGCCTATTAACGCATATAGAGCAGGGGACATAGTTATCCACAGATGCGACCCTGTAACGATTGGTGTATGCGAGTTAATTGGTTGGAGGAAAATCGGATGAATTTCTACTGCACCGCCGAACATTGCTCTTGCATGGGCATCAAGCAGTTCTCTGCTGGCAAGGCCATCCGATGCACAGCAGAATCCTGTGAGAACAAATCTGAACCGTCCTGTGGCTCTTGCAAATGGTACGCAGAGCCGGAGGGCGTATGCGTGAACGACCAGTCAGAACACGTTGCAGACTTCGTGTGGGACGAACGAGGATGCAAGGAATGGGAGAAAAGAGAAAATGACAACTAAAGATACGATCGCCATATTTGCTCTTGGGTCAATTATAACATTATTCGTTGGAGCCTTTATTACGGTTTTTGAAATGTTTCTTTGGGATATGACCGATAGCATTTCACTTGAATGGTCATGGAAGCATCCAGAACGCTCAACAATTATTCATGCAATGATAGTGGCGGTTATCAACGCCGTTACCTTTTGCGGTGGATTTTTGGCTGTATGGCTGGCGAAAGGATAAGAAAATGAGCTATGATATTTCATTGTGCGACCCCGTAACGCACGAAACGCTTGAAGTGGATGATACGCACTTTGTTGCTGGTGGTACTCGTTCCATTGGAGGAACAAAGGAACTGTGGCTTAATATCACCTATAATTATGGAAAGCACTTTCGTCGTGATGATGTGTTTGGTAGCAAGGGCATCCGCTCCATCTACGGCAAGACAGGTGCAGAAAGCATTCCAATGCTTGAAAAGGCTATTTCTGCACTAGGGGACGATGTGGACGATAGCGACTACTGGAACGCCACAGAGGGCAACGCAAAACGTGCCCTATACGGCCTGCTGGCGTTTGCAAAGATGCGTCCTGACGGTGTGTGGGAGGGCGATTGAATGGCTAACACACTCTGGCATCCGGCAAGCGAACAGCCACGAGAACGAACGCAGCCTTTGTTGCTTGCGACTAAGACAACGTGGCGTGATAAAGATGGAAAAATGTTGCATGGATTCTCGCCGACAGCGTACTTTCTTGGCTGTTACGCAGACGGTCAGTTCTGGGATGAGATAGGCGAAAGACTGCCGAAAGATGTGACGGTGACGCACTGGATGGCGTTTCCGATGGTGTAGGAGGGCTTATGGAAAATAATATCGTTGTTACGCAAGATATGGTTGACGCATTCACGGCAGAAATGCAGGAAGCATACAAAAAGTACGGTGATGATGAAGAAATCGTTCACAGCATGATGGACGGCATCATGTGTGAAACCTTAGAAAAGCTGGGCTTTGCAAAAGGCGTGGAAATCTTTGGCGAAGCACCGAAATGGTATGCGTAAGGAGCAGTAAATATGACGAACAAGAAGTTTGGCATCATCGTTATGGACTTGAGCCTTTTTGATTTCGGGCCGAAGCCGCCTTGCGGGTACATCAAGGCAAAGCATATCCGCCCGGTGTACGGCAGAGGCACAAGGCCTGTCAAGGCACATAAGCGAATTACGAGAACGAGAGAAGGGTTTAGAAAGTGAAAAAGCTTAAATTTCCTGAGGATTTCTTTGCATACGACAACCCGGACTGCCCAGACAAGGACATTGAAAAAGCCGTGAACAGGATGAAGAACTGGATGAAAGGCGAGACCTACAAGAGCAACCCCTGGTTCTTTATGGCTTCTAGCAACTATCTGATTGTCGGCCTGATTGCTGAGGACGGGCAGAAAACAATCTACGTTGCGCGGCAGTATTATGAGATAGTCAATATTCCGGGCGAAGGTTGGCTGCGTGAATCTGACGCCGAGTGCCTGTTTTAAGGAGAATTAAAGATGGAAGAACTCAAGAGATGCCCGTTCTGCGGTGGGAAAGTTGCCATTGCCGAAACAGGGACTGATGCAAAGAAGTGGATGTTTATTTCGAGAGCGCACGGAGAAAACAAATGCACTTGCCGTGTTTTTATGGAAAGTGGGGAGTATTGGTTTGGTTGCTCCGAAAAGGACAAGGAAAGAATCAAGGCCGACCTCATCGAAGCATGGAACAAACGCTACAAAGAGGATTGAGCATGGACAAAAAACGAGACAGCTTTACATTCCAACGATATTACTTTGAAGCCATCTCCACACTCAAAAGTAAAGAGAAGTTAGAACTCTACGATGCGATCTGCGCATACGTTTTTGAAGAAAAAGACGCAACTTTGAACTCAAAAAAAGCAGAATCTTGTTTCATTTTGATTAAACATCTGCTCGATGAAGAATTGAAAAGAAGCGATATTGCGTCAAAAGGATGGTCTACACGAAAGTCAGCTCATCCTCATGTCATAAATGAGATGAAGGTCAGCTCATCTATGAGTTCAAAGTCAAATGACGATGAACTCACTATATCAACTGACAGTCAGACGAACGTCAAGACCTTGCCGGAAAGCGCGGTCAAGAAGAAACCTGACATCTTCTACGACTTTGCTCATGGCGATAAAGCCCTGTTGGAATCCCTGCGAGAGTTCGCACAGATGCGTACAAGAATCAAAAAGCCTATGACAGACCGGGCAAAACAGATGCTCTGCAACAAGCTGGAAAAGTTTGATCGGCATGACTGGAAATCCATTCTCGACCAGAGCATCTATGCCGGATGGCAGGACATTTACGCATTGAAACAGGATGACCAGTACGAGCAAAGTACGGAGATGGAGTTCCCTAGACTATGACAATGGACGTTCAAACGGTATTTATCGGTGCGCTGATGCTCTGCAAGTCGGGCGTTGTGGATGAAATCATACCAGACCTTGAACTTGACTTGTTCAGACCTGAGCTGAGAGACGCTTTTGCGGCTGTTCAGGGCTATTGGACGGCTAGGGGTAAGATAGATATAGTCGAGATAAACACGCAGCATCCAGACGTAGCGCAGACGCTCTTGGCGTGTGTACAAACCTGTGAATCAGAGTGTGTACGAATTGACAGGGAGCAGATGCAGCGTTGGGCACAGCTTATCAGAGAACAAGCTGCACTCACTCGTGTGCAAGGTCTGGCATTTCAGATGACCAGCGAGCTCACTGACTATTCTGATCTATCAGACATTTACCAGCAGATGGGCGAAGCAATGAGCCTGAAAGCTGAGGAAGAAGATGCATGGACATACGAGGATGTGCTGAACGACTATGTGCTTCACATGGACGAGAAACCTGTGTACATCAAGACAGGCCTAGAACGTTTGGATGAAGCACTGCACATCTCACCGGGTGATTTCATCATCATCGGCGGCAGACCGTCTGCGGGCAAGACAGCCCTGTCCTTGCAAATAGCAGCAAGCATGGCAAAGCAAAACTACACTGTGTACTATTTCAGCCTAGAAACCAGCAAACGCAAGCTGGGTGCACGTCTGATGGCTAATCAAATATACTGCCCTCTGGACACGGTGAAAAATAAGACGGTCAGCTTGAATGAGATTGACGGACAGGCAAAAAACATGAAGATGCCCTTATATATCCGCTCCGCTGCCGGAAAGAACGTGGCGTGGATGAAGGCTCAGGCTCTTCGTAAAAAGGCTCAGGTCATCTTCGTAGACTATCTTCAACTCATCCACGAAACAGGCGCAAAGGACAGATATGCCGCCATTACAGCCATATCCATTGCCTTACACGAACTGGCGCAGACCACAGGCATTGTCGTGGTAGCGCTGGCACAGCTTAATCGAAACCCATCCAAGCCCGGAGCAACGCCTACCAACTCCGACTTGCGAGAGAGCGGACAGATTGAACAGGACGCAGATGCAATCATCCTTTTGTCCGGCGACAACCCCGACAAGTACCTGTTCCGGCTAAGCAAGAACAAGGAAGGCGAGATCGGCGACCTTCCCATTACGTTTAACAAGCAAATTCAACGGTTCCAAGAGTACACTTGGATGGATTGAAAGGAGAACAAAAAGATGACGCAGAATCGATACAAAAAACTGTTAATGTCCATTGGCCTGCAACGCAATGAAGCTGATTTTGCCGTAAGACTTTTTATCGGGACTCATCGGGGCGATGAAAGACGCCATGCAAACATCTTCCAGACGTACGATGGGCTTTGGGAGACATTTCAGTGGGTTATGAGAACACCTGTTGACCAGCTTCCGAAAATCACTCTGGTTGAAGAATGAGCGCAATACAACGAACCGCCAAGAGCTGTTCTGTCAACTTATGACAGGATGGCTTTTTCTTGTTTCGCTTAAACACCGAGAGAAAGCCTGTTTTAAGGCGTTTTGTGTGTTAGACGATAACTTTATCGACTTCATCACAAAAATGCTCCACAGACGCTCGTAGACGGCTCTCCGTTGATGCTGATGGAATATCTTGAACTAGGCTATGCAATCAGAACGATGTAGAAGCGTGGAGAACGGCTTTTCAGGGTCAGACGTGAAAGTTATCGGGTCAATCAGAAAAACGAGGCAGACAGGCTCTTACACGCCTTTCCGGCGATGATAGCAGCCAGATAGGCAGATGCCAGCGACTATTTGTCCAATCGCATGGCTGATTGAGACGAAAAACTCTTCGACTATCACTTTCGGAAATGGCTTTCAAATTTTTGTCCCCTTTCCCCCTTGTTTCCTCTTCCCCCCTTTTGTCCCCCTCTTTCCCCTACAACCCCTATTACCCTCTATAATCCCCCTAGCATCTTCCATGCTCCCCCTTTCCCTCCCCGTGTGTTTAGCGCGTCCGCGGGCGTTATATGTGCGAGCGCGCGCGTTGACGGGGCCGGGTGTGCCACGATAGTTCAAAAGTGAATAAATAACAGTTATGCGAAATTAAAAACTGATTCTTTCCCCCTACAACCCTCTACCTCCAAAGCTACACCGTTATCCAGCAGAGTAGACCGTAGGCGAGAACTGGCGTGAGGTTCGGACTGGTGGATGGTCTGCGACTATTCCACATGGAGAATTGACTTCATTTTGTGGTTGGTTGAATATGTAGAAATGTTGCATTGCTATATGAGCGGTTGATTGCAGATTGAAAGCGACTGACTAGTCGGATAGTCTTATTGGATAGTTAAAAGTATTGAGGCATTTACCGAATAGATAATCCTAGTCGATTGGTATGATATGATTGCAGTTATCGGCAATTAAATCGGAGGAGAACGAACTGAATCGGATGATACGACTATTCCAGCAGAATAATAGTTAAAAAGATTGAGTAATTGTCTGCGACTATTATAATAAGTACGATGGTTAAAGATTTTGAAGTAATGCAATGGACATTAAAATTGACAGGTATCTTGACAGTTGTTGACTTTTGGGGATGTCGGATGACTTAGCGACTATCGCACCTCTCTTTTCTTAAAAGGCGAACGACTATTTCTCACAAAAAAACACGACTATTTGACGATTGTTCGTAAGAAAACGCTACGACTATTACTCTGCGACTATCAGCGGACTGCTCGCTACTATACGATATATAGGACTTTCAAAAGCTGGTCGTCTGATGACTTTACGACTATTCCACGACTATTTTATTGGAGAAACTACGACTATTGGCTACGACTATTCCAGAAGCTGCTACGACTATTCCAGCCGGAACGTTGCGACTATTGCTGACCTCTATTGGCTATCGGGCGAAAGCCCGAAAAGAGATACTGCGGTAGCCGTCAACGGTTCCGCGCCGCCCGCCGTTGAACTGCCCCGCCGGGTGGAGACGCTGACCCCTCAGCAGGTGCGCCGGGTGTAGCACTTGCCAGCGATCCACACACGGCAGGAGCTGACCCCGCCGGGCTGGCATGGTCTGCGATCTGCTGCACCGTCTGGCATGGATCCATAACAGGGGGTACGCCCTTATATACATTATTATAATAGGGCGGCTGTGCTGACCTGTACAGCGTCCGGAGCGGCGGTGGTATCTGGTACGCGCTGGAAGTGCTGCGGCGCTGTGATACGCTCCAGCATTGCACAGGCGGTATTATAGCCGCTTGTGTCGGTCTGGCATTTGCGGCGGGAGAATAGGGCAAACGTCAGAAAAAGCCCCTGTAAAGCCCTGTACGCTATTTTATGACGTGGGCGGTATAACTTCATGGACGGAACAAAACGCACTGTAAACGCTTGTATGGGGCTGTATTGCAGCAGGGCAAAATAAAAGCCCCGCACCCTCAGCAGATGCAAGGTAAAAGAAAAACCCCGCCAGTGTGGGCGGGGCTGAGAATTATGCATTTTGATAAAGTAAAGTGATTTCTTTGATTTGAAAATTTTTGTCGGTGCAGTGCTCAAAAAGAAGATGCGATTCTAAAAAGTGCTGTGCTTCTTCTTTTGTGCGCCCATTCTGAACAAAATTCTCTTCATTTTCACCGGGAAATCCTTCACTTTCTATGAAACCAGACCATAGCACGCGGAATGTATAAACGTGGTCAATGGATGAATCATTAAAATATTTTTCGTTATAAGTGATATTGTTTTCGTCTTCAGTAAAAAAGCCAAAATTGCACAGAGTCCTTTTCACGTCGTTATAATCAATTAAAATTCTTTTAATTTTTTTCTTTACGATTTCTTTTTGTTCTGGCGTGCCATTTTTGATCAAATGTTCATACCTGTGATTAAGTTTGTCCTCAAGATATTGGAAAGCCTCTTCCAAGCGGTCAATTTCAAATCTTGTCATTTTGCCATCTTCTTTCCGGGCTTTTGCCCTTTTTTACAGTATATCATATCACAGGCCCCAAAAACAGGACTTGCAGAAAGTTTTTTGCCCTTTTGGGCTGGGGCGGGGTTGCTTTACGGTGCAGCCCCGCTAAAGTGTCCGGGCGGCTCATTTGCTGGCCTTAAAAAGTGCGCTGAAGAACCAGAAGAAAAAATAGGATGCAAGAAAAAATCATGCGTGCACCTCCATCCTAACGCCGAAATTTGTAAAGGTGCGACGCTGTGAGATTGTGACAGGTTCAAGTCCTGTTGTGCTTATACCATAGCGGGCGCACTCTTTAGCCGTGTACAGCTCACCGCCGATTAGATACCGCTTGACCTTGCCACAATAGGAACCAGCGGGCACAACCGCCCGCCCGTCAAGCCCTGCCGGAATACGATAGTATAACATAAGTTTCACCCCCTTATACCACGCTAAACCGCTTGTAGCTGGTTTTGCTGCTGCACTCTGCGTATACATCCGGGTGCAGCGTCTTGAGTAGCTTGCTATCAAGCCGAACACTCTGCACGTCCTTGTAAATGGCCTTTGCAGTGCCCTGCACCATCTCCGGCGCGCCGTGCATCATGTCAATAATTTCAGCTTTTACAGCGTCATTCATTGCTTCAAGTTCTTCAATGAGCCGCTTATTTTCGCGGTATGCGTTCACTTTTTCTTCAAACGTCGTCATTTTTTTAGCCCTCCATTAGCTTTTTGTAATTCAAAATCTGTTCACGCGTTAGCCATTCTGGCTTTTGCTTGATGCTGTCATACAGGTAAAGCATACTTTCAATTTGTTCTTTTACGTTTTCAGCCCACAAATATTTTTCATGCCGTGCGCCGAATCCCAAAAAATATTCGCAATCAATCCGCATACGGTCAAGCAAACAATATTTTCTTTCAGTGGAGAGAGAATCTAAATATTTTTGATGTTCCATTGCTGTTACTCCTTATTAGCTGTTGAGAAATGCAATCATAACGAGTGCACCGCTAATCATGCCGCCGATGTACCAGATGGCGGCCCACTGGGTAAAATCTAAAGTAATCATGTTGTAAACCCTCCGTTAGTCAAATTCCGGCATTGCCAGAATGATTTTTTTGCAACGCTCAACGCTCAAGCGGTACGGCTTGGAGCGGGTCAGATTGTCCGCTACAATCTGAGTGTATACCATTAACGGCAGTTCAAACAGCCCGGCGCACTTGGGATACAGGCGCACGGCCTGATTTCTGATTTCTGCGTTCAATTCGTCAGATCTGGTCATTTTATCGCACCTCCAAAATCAGCTCCCGGAGCGTTTCAATGCCGGGGACACAATTATCACACATCATGATATAAACGTTTTCCATGCCATTTACAGCGGCCTTGATAGCGTCGGCGTTTCCGCTGCGCTTGGCGTCCAAATACTCGTTGATTGCGTTTTCGACAATCTGCACTCTGTCCTTCTTTGTCATGGTTTATACCTCCGTGTAACCGTCTGCGATGGCCTGCGCCTTGAGTGTGTCCATGTCATGCTTTGCAACAACAGGCACGTCCTTAGATACCCAGCTATCAGGGACGCGGGAAAAGGTCTTTGCGTTGGTATCGATGCACAGATAGTGCGCCGTGCCGTATGCGGTGTTCTTGGTTCTGAATTCTAGTTTCATGGTTTTTGTCCTCCTGTTTTGTGGTGGTATTTGGTAGGCGTTACGCTTTCTTGCGTCTGATTATATTATACGCTTTCTTGCGTAAATGTCAATAGGTATTTACGCTTTTTTGCGTATTTATTTTTGAGGTTTTGGGCTGTCCGCTTTTGCTCAGTTTCGGACACACTCCACGCCCTCCAGCGTCTGCCACCGCCTAGATCGCCCCGCACGGCCTGTCGTGGGCGGTCTGCCTTGCATCTGGCACGGCCTGCGCTGCTGCCTGTGATGTGTAGGCCGTCCGGGTGCGCTGGGGGCTGATGGCTCCACCTCTGGGGCATATGGGGCGAGCCGAGGGGTGGGGTGGTCGACACCTCGCGTAGAAAAAATTAAAAAAAGGCGTTTTCCCTGCCTACCCACCCCCTCTTTTCTGCGCAAAACACCCCACCCCACATTGCCAATCTTAAAAATTTCCCACAAAAACAAAAAGACCCCTACAAAGGGTCTGTGTTCTGTGCTATACTTGCCTTACAAGCCTTGAAAGGAAGGAATCTACAAAAATGTACGCCTTATTTGGAATGATTGCCCTGGTTGCAACGCCTGTGCTTGGAGCACTGTGTCTTTACAACAAAGCAACGCATAAGAAAGACAGTCGGATGTTAATTGCTTTCTTTGTATCATTTGCAGTTCTTGTTATATGTTTGGCTGTAACACCAGAGCCATCACATGATGAATCGGCAAGCTCCGGCGTTACATCTTCCTCCGCCAAGTCTACGGCGACGGAACTGGATGGTAGCTCTATTGAGGAAGTTTCCGAAAGCTCAGCAAGCAGCACTCCGGCATCTCAAAAAGCGGCATCCGAATCTGAACAGCCTATAAGCTCTGAACCAGCAAGCAGTGAGCAGGTGGCATCCAGTGCTTCTTCGCATAACCCAGATGATGATATTCCAACGCTTGATTTGGATGACTATGCAAAACAGGCGGCCGACAACGCTGTAAAGGCAAAAGACAAATACGCTGGTAAGCAATATAAGGTGACATATCAAGTCAACAGTGTATCAGACGCAATGATTAAGTTAGATAATCCGTACACTGTTATGTTCAGTGTGAACTTCGTCACTTCTCACAGCATTGGTTATACCGTTTATATGGCTGGATTCCCGGAAAACGAAAAAGACAAGATTTCTATGCTTTCTCCTGGACAGACCATTACATTTGTTGGAGACTTTGATGGCAACAAATTCACTGACTGCCGATTTATAGTTCCGTAAACACGAAAAGCCAGCGGTTAGAGAACATCTAGCCGCTGGCTTTTCTTATGGGCTATTTACGATTTAAGTGTTGGAAACATGATAGGAGCGCTGACTTCTTCCTTTTCCCTGAGAATGTCGAGCAAACAATCATTGTATCCCATTGAATAGCTGTCCTCGCAAAAATGTTGTACGGACGTTGCTAGCGCTGCACTTACAACTTCTCTTGACCGCTTATCCTCTGGCATGATGATTTCTAATGCCTGATTAAGGATTTCATGGCTTTTTTCTAAAACGGCTTTGTGCTCTTCATTCTCAGCTTGTAGCCGAAACATTTCTTCCGAGCAGTCCATCAGCACGTCTCCATTCTAATCTGCTCGCCAACAGGCAGATAGCCCGCTTCTTTGAGCTTGCTGTAAATGAACTTCTGACCAGCTCTTGTCCAGCGGGTAACCTCTTTCGTCTTTCCGTTCGGCAGCTCGATCGGATGCCCAACAACGTATCCGTTGCCAAGATACTTTTGGTAAGGAATCCACTGTTTGTTCACAGTATGTTGGATGCCAAGCCCTCTAAGAATCTGGTTCAGCTTTCGTGCGCTCATGCCGTAGTTCATGGCAATCTGCGTTGTAGTCAGGCTTTCATCGGAAAGCAGCATCGCCTTTGCGTAGTCAGAATCCGGCTTCATCTTGGCGTTTTCCGCTTCCAGAGCCTTTACTTTCTTGCGCTCCGTGTCGATAACACTGTTGGCAGCAATCAGAGCACGGCTCAACAGCATCTCTGTCGATTCAGGCTCCGGGTTGGTAAGCTTCTGCTCCATCTGATTGAAAGCGTCAATGTACTTGAGTTTCCATTCAAGGGCTTCTTTGCCGGTGAAGCCCATAGCCAGCAGGGTGAAGCCGTCACGGTTCATCAGATACATGGGATATGTCTGACCGTTCTGCTCGTGGGTGTACTCGGTTTTGTAGAACATGGGGGTCTGCTCATTTTTGAGCACACCCTGTGACATGATGTTTTCTACATCTCGCATGACGTTCCGATGTTCTTTTCCAAAGTTCTCTGCCACTTCACGGCTTGAAACGACAACCTGCCCGTTTTCGCTGATAAGATTGATAGCATATTTAACTTTTTGTTCCATAAAAACTCCTATGGTTCTTGCGGAACAAGCCAATTCCTGCTATAATAAGGCTGGAACAGCTTGTTCCAGTGGTTTTGATGATACGTTCGCTTCTGTCGCCAAACTTCAGCGGACGTATCATTTTTCGTTTTCATCGGGCATGGGGTACTTCTCAAGGTAGGCATCGCGGACGGCCTGTGACAGCGATACGCGGCACTTCTTGCAGTGTTCCACCAGCAATTCATACTGACGATCAGTAAAGCCAACGGCTACCTGATGGCTGTATGCTTCGATGTAGGGACTTCTTGCCATGTTCTTATCTCCTTTCTTTAAGGTGCATTAAGTGTAATCGCAAAATGTAGTAAAGTCAAGCGGAAATAGACCAACGAAACACTACATTTAGTGTTCGTTCATCTTGACAAACCGCTTTCTACGTTTTGCACAAAACTTAGCCCTTATTTTTGGCTGCTCCCACTTCGTACCCTGCTCGGTAGTTCAGTTCGGACAGCTTACCCAGCGCTTCTGCGTACTCCCTGTCCTCGCTGGTCGGCTCTTTGCCGTGTGCGAGCGTTTTCAGAAATTCTTCGGTTGTCGTGGGAAAGTTCATGTTTTTTTGCTCCTTTCTATTGCAGAAGTGGTCTGCTTCTGCTATAATAATTGACAGAAACCGAGACTGCGCCCTTGGTTGCGTAGCTTCTGTTTTGTGGTGGAATAGGTCATCAGTGCTACTTTGGTCGGTCGTGCTGATGGCCTATTTTTTTTATGCCACAAAGGATAAATCTACCGTTGTTGGCTGATTCATCGTGTGTTCTGCTGTCTTAGATTATAGACGCTTGGTATATAGTTGTCAACAGCCCAATTTGTATAATTTGCATCAGATATATCTGAATTTGTGTCACAGATGTGTGATATTTGATAGCGGTTCGCTCCCAGAATGTAAATAAATAAGTTTACAAACAGATTTTTCACATTACGAATTATCGCTCTTTTTATAAAATATATACATTCTGTAAATATAATTCGGTCACATAAGTGAGACCTCAGAAATATCTGGACTTGGTGATAGTAAAATTGAGAAAACTCTTGACAATTTACGCTAGAAAGCGTATACTGGCATTAAAGAAAGAGAGGAACGAAAAATGGCTGCAACGAATAACAAGGTGAACTCAAGCGAAATTCTTCGTGACATAATGAAGAATCAGCATAAAACGTACGAATATCTCCGAGAAAAGCTTGACTACAAAACCATTTCCAGCGCATCTTCTCGTGTCCTCGCTGATGATATGAAATTATCCACAATGGTTCAAATTCTTGAGGTTTTCGGGTACAGACTGGTCGTAGAACCTGCAAATGGGAAACTTACTCGTGCTGGCTGCTATGAAGTAGTAGAGGAAAAGGACGGTGAACCAGAATGATTTACGGTTACGCTCGTGTCAGTTCCGCTGGACAGGCGATTGACGGTAACAGTCTTGAAGCCCAGTCGGAACTTCTGAAAGCCAACGGCGCACAGAAAATCTTTTCGGATGTTTACACCGGCACAAAGCTGCATCGACCCGAATTGGACAAGCTGATGGCTGAAATCCAGCCGGGAGACACGCTGATCGTGGCGAAGCTTGACCGCATTGCTCGTTCCGCTAAGAATGGTCTTGAGCTGATAGACCAGTTCATTGATAAGGGCGTTTCGGTGAACATCCTGAATATGGGGGTTATGAACAACTCCCCTACTGGAAAGGTCATCCGAACTGTTATGCTTGCGTTTGCAGAGTTTGAGCGTGACATGATTGTTGAGCGCACCAGAGAGGGCAAGAAGATTGCCAGTCAGCGCCCCGATTACAGGGAAGGTCGCAAGCCAACGGAGTATGACCGCAACCTTTTTGACGTTCTCCATGAGCAGGTGGAGAAGCGTATTCTCACAGTCACGGACGCTGCCAAGCAGCTTGGCGTGACCCGCCAGACATGGTATCGGATTGCTGAACAGAGAAAGACTGGATAATATGCAGGGAGAAGAACTGATTGTTAAGAACGGAAGCATCACACTGCGGTCTATGCTTGATTTTGGTGGTTTTCTTGAAATCAAGAGGTTCTTGGAAGCCTGTCATTCGGAAAACTGCACCGTGACCTTTGCAAACGAGGAAATTGTCATTTTCCCGAATGAATACGATGCTGCTAAAGATGCTCTCGTCTTTATTTACGGTACGCTGGCAGAAAGACACGGTATTATTGAAAAGTATCTTCGTTACAAGTTGATGCTTGGGGGTGAAGAACCGAAGCCCACTTTACATAGTCAAAGAAAGGAATAAAGTATGAAACCCGTAAAATTGTCAGAACAGAGTTTGAAACTCATTGAAACACTGTGCGATTACACCGACAAGCCTGATATTCTCAACGCCGTTGCAGACGCTTTGTACTACGATGCGGACGAGCTGAAACGTAGGCTCAACCAGCTTGCAGAAGAAGTCAAATAAAACACACATTCAATCCGTTAAAACGAATTTTGTTAAATAATTTTCCGAAAACAGCAATATAAAACCGAATATTTGATTTTTGTGCAGTTGTAGGCACTCTTTACATTTTCAGGTAGGGGGTGCCTATTTGTTTATGCAGCCAAAGCAGTGTATCGCCATTATTGACAGCATTAAAGCGTATGCGAAGCAGAATCCGACCGAAGCACAGGTTTATGAGGACTGGTTTCAGGCGGTGGTGAACCTGAGAGATGCTCTGTCGCAAGACAAGCGGTTCGATGCCTACAAATACTCTGGTGAGCTACGCTCTATCTGTGCAGCCATGATGGGCAAGATGAAAACAGGCGAGGACGTGGCGAAGGTCTATGACATTATCGGTCGGACGTACCTGTTTGAAGCAAAGGATGTGTTCGACAGCTATTGCATCTACCTTGAATGGAACCGTGCGCCGGAAAAGAAGTTCTATCAGCCGAGACGCAGGGTTCTGAAAGTGCTGGCAGATGACCTTGAGGACTTGTTTTATAAGCGGATTGACTTCTTGGGAGTTAGTCTACCTGCTCGCGTCGGCAAGTCCACGCTGTGCATCTTCTTCATTACATGGCTGATGGGCAACCGCCCTGATGTTGCATCGGTTATGAGCGGACACTCTGACAAGTTGACAAACGGCTTCTACGGCGAAGTGCTGTCCATCATCACTGACCCTGTTACCTACAACTGGGGCAAAATCTTTCCTGACGTTCAGCTTGTGGATAAGAGCGCAAAGGATGAAAGCGTTGACCTGAACCGAAAGAAACGTTTCCCCACCCTGACTTGTCGCTCTATTGGCGGCACGTTGACTGGTGCTGTTGAAATCGGTGAGGGTGGCGTTCTGTACAGCGATGACTTGATTGAGGACTTGGAGGAAAGCCTGAACGTTGAGCGTCTGAACAACAAATACGATGCCTACTTGAATCAGCTGAAAGACCGTAAAAAGCAAGGCGCATTAGAGCTGATGGTCGGTACACGTTGGAACGTGCTTGACCCTCTGGGACGCATCCAGAATCAGTATGCGGACAATCCAAAGTACAGATTCCGTGTGATTCCTGCGGTGGACGAGAACGGACACAGCAACTTCAATTATGACTATGGCGTTGGCTTTGACGATGCCTACTATGCCGATATGAAAGCCAGCATTGACGATGCAACATGGTGGGCGAAGTACATGGGCAAGCCCTATGTGCGTGAAGGTCTGCTGTTCCCTGCCGATGAACTGCGGTATTTCAACGGCGTTCTGCCTGACGGTGAGCCTGATCGCAAGCTCATGGTCATGGACATTGCATGGGGCGGCGGTGACTTCACGGCCTGTCCTATCGCTTATGTGTACGGAGATGCTGTGTTTATCCCAGACCTTGTGTTCAATAACGGCGACAAGACCGTGACCAGACCAGAAGTCGTGGGCAAAATCATCCAGCACAAAATCAACGTGGTGCGTGGCGAAGCCAACAACGGCGGCGATGAATATTGTGACGTGGTAGACAGCCAGCTCCGGCAGCAAGGCTATCACTGCTCTGTCCGTAGCCAGCGTGCGCCAAGTGGTCAAAGCAAACTGTCAAGAATCATCCAGTATGCGCCTGATATCAAACGATTTTATTTCCTTGACGAAAAACACCAGTCGAAAGAGTACAAGGCGTTCATGGAACAGGTGACGATGTTCACGCAGCTTGGCAAAGTTCCACACGATGATGCACCGGACAGTCTGGCACAGCTTGCCGATGAATTGTACAACGGAATCAGTAAAATTGAGCCTGTCAAGAGGCCTTTTTGATTAAAAACACAATATATTGTGTTCGCTGGGTCTATTTATTTGATTTCACCACTTGACAAGGCTTATAATGTATGCAGGAAGTTTTACAGCTTCCCTTAAGGAATAGCCCAGCGCAGCAAGGTTTTGGCATTTTTACTTGCTTGGGCGTCAACAGGCATATTCCTCCTTTCACCGGTGAAGGCTTTCTCACTCTTTTTCCTTCACCGGGCTTTATATGTTGCGTTCCCTATTAGGTTGGGATTCCAGGATACTCCCCCTCTCCTGGCAGATAGCGGTTCGACTCCGTTACGCAGCACAACTATTTTCTCATGTTTGGTTCCTTTCTTATATTCAACCTCCGCTGCTATTCCCGGCTCCCGATGAAATGTTTGGACATGACATTGCAAAGGGCAGCAGCTAATATAAGCCGGGATTATGTTGCATTAGCTCAGTCAGGCTAGAGCACCCGGCTCATAACCGGACATACATTGGTTCAAATCCATTATGCAGCACCAAAATTGCAGCCAACCCGTTGACTGTCCGTCAAACTGAATGTAAAGGCTGCAATGGTTTTCTTCGGGCGAAGAATAGCACGGCTGGAAGTGCGAATAGTTTCCCAGTAGCTTCTGACAGGTCTGTGCTTAACAGCCTGTTTCCAGAAATCCAACGAAAGGAGCACAGATGGTAGCAAAAGTCAGATGCAAGCGTCCTCGAAAAGACGCAAAAGGCAATCCGTGTGATTGCGGACGTTATCTTGGCGAAGTGGAAGGAAAGTTCTCCCTTCTGTGCCCTCTTTGCCATTGGATTACAATTGGAGATTCCAACCTTCCAAAAGATACATGGGTCTCCGTACCAAAGTTTAAAAACTGAATAGCTTTTGAAGCGCAGTTGTAAGCGCAGTGAGATAGACCTTAACAGGTTTGTCTTGCTGCGCTTTTTATTTTGCCGGAAAGGAGGAACGCATGGCTGAGTATCAGATGATTGTTGGCGGCTTTTTGAACGAACCACTGACCGGACGTAGACCGATTGAAACGCCGGAGACGGAAATCAATCGGGCAAACGTGCTGAAAGTGGTCATGGGCAAGGCGGAGCCTATTCATCTGCTGAACAAGAACGAGATTCGCTTTCTGCACAACTACTACTTGGGTAGCCAGCCTGTCCTCCACCGCACGAAGGAGTACCACGCTGAAATCACAAACCGCATTGTAGAAAACCACGCCAACGAGTGCGTGGGCTTCTACACCGGCTACATGAGCGGCACTCCTTGCTCTTATGTGCGGTCTGAAACGGCAACAGGTGACGGTGAGGAAATCGCCCGCCTGTCCAATGCTTTGCAGTATGAGGGCAAGGATGCACTTGATCGGCGGCTCTGGCAGTGGATGTTGGAGTGCGGACAGGGATACCGCATTGTTCTTCCTGACAAGGGATACAACGGAAACTACCCGGACGAAACGCCCCTGCTGGTGGACGTTCCCGACCCGGATATGGCGTATGTGATTTACAACTCCGGCATCGGGCACAAACCCATTGCCAACGTGCTGCATATCCCACGCAATTATCAGAACGACCTGAACGACCTGATTTGCGTGTATACGCCAAACCAGTACTTTGAAATCGACAACGGCAAGGTCACAAAGTCGGAGAACCATTCTCTCGGAATGTTGCCGATGGTCGAATACAAGCTGAACCCGGAGCGGATGGGTTCGTTTGAACCGGCTATCCCTGTGTTGGATGCCATCAACGACCTTGAAAGCAACCGTTTGGACGGTGTGGCGCAGTTTATTCAGTCCATCATGGTGTTTACCAACTGCCTTGTGGATGATAACGCACTGAAACAAGTCAAAGAACTTGGGGCAATGTGCTTGAAATCTACAACCAGCTTGCCCGCTTCTGTTTCTCAGATTGCAAACGAGCTTGACCAGCAGCAGAGCCAGACCTTGCTTGATTCCATGTTGAACGTGTACCGCAGCCTGACTGCCATGCCTAGTGCTACTGGCAGCGAGAACGCAACGTCTGACAACGTGGGTGCAGTCATCGTCCGCAACGGCTGGAATCACACAGAAGCAAGGGCGCAGCAGTACGAGAATATGTTCAAGTATGCTGAACGCCAGAGCCTGTCTGTGATGCTGAAAATCCTGCGTGACGCGGCTGGTTCTAAGCTGATGGCAAGTGACATCAATATCAAATTGCCCCGCCGTCAGTACGACAACCAGCAGAGTAAGGTTCAGATTTTTGCACAGATGTTGCAGCAGACCATTGACCCGCAGTTGGCGTTCACTACGCCCGGTCTGTTCCCCGACCCACAGGCTGCTTACGAAATGAGCAAGCCCTTCCTGATTGCCGCTGGCAAGCTAGGCGAGGATGGGAAAGCGCCGAAGCCGCAGGAACGGCTTAAAGACCATATTGTTGACACTAACAAAATGGTTGGAAATCAGGCTGATGGAAAGGAAAGCAACAATGTATAAGGGCAGAGCACTTTCAAGAGCAGAGATGGCTTTATTTCAGCATATTTACGATTCACTTTCATATGCAGAGAAGCTGATTTTGCAAATTGAGCCGAATCGAGAAAGAAGCATTGCGCTTACTCACCTTGAAGAAGCCGCTCTTTATGCCAATGTAGCGATCGCTCAAACAGAGCCAAAAGAGCCTTCTAAAGAACAGCTTGAATTTTTCAAAAAGATTTTCAGCAAAATCGACAATGAAACAGAGGGCGAATAACCCTTTGCATATTCCGGCAGGGAAGCCGGGATACAAATTTCGCAGCGTTGCAGGGAAGCAACGGTAAAAAAACGCAGGAGGAAATTAACAATATGAAACTCAATGTGTTGCTTGGTGATGCCTACAAAGAGGGCATGACCGCCGATGAAATCATTTCTGCGCTTGAAAAGGTTGCAGACCCTAACGCAGAGGTCGAGAAGCTGCGCAACGCCGTGACGAAAGCCAACGGCGAAGCTGCTGAGTACAAGAAGCAGCTCAAGGCAAAGCGTACCGATGACGAGAATGCTGCACAGGAACAGGCTGACAGGCTGGAAGAGATGCAGAAGCAGATTGAAGCCCTGACTGCCGACAAAGAGAACCTCGTTAAGGAAAAGACCCTTGCATCTTACCGTGAGAAGTTCGTTGCACAGGGTTATGATGCTGAACTTGCCAAGAAGGCTGCATCTGCACTGGCTGACGGTGACATGGACAAGGTGTTTAAGTTCCAGTCGGAGTTTATGACCGCCCACGACACCGCATACAAGGCTTCTCTGCTGAAGGATATGCCCACACCTCCGGGTGCGGATGGCAAGGGCGGCTCTGACAGTGAGGGCGTGGCGTTTGCCAAGAGCCTTGCACAGCAGAACGCAAATGCTTCTAAGGCATCGAGTGACGCAATGAGTGCTTTCCATTAACAAGGAGGAAAACATGAAGTTTACCCGAAACACGGTCAACGGAATCAACGATACCATCCTTGCTTCCAATGACTACACTGCCATTCCCTTTACCGTGACCGAAACTGCTGCGGTTAAGGCTGGCTATCCCATGACCAAAGCTGGCAAGAAAGCAACCTCTGCCACGGCAGACGGCATTTTGCTGTATGACGTTGACCCGGCAGAAAACCCCAATGCCGCTCTGCTGATTCGTGGCGTTATCGACACCAAGAAGGCCGCTGCAAGCTCCGGCTTTACCTATGATTCTGATGCGGTCACTGCGCTTAAGACTGCCATTCCTGGCATCTTCTGCCGTGACAACATCAGCGTAAACGCTTAATAGGAGGTAAAACAACATGGCACTGAATCTTAAGGAAGTCTTTGCCCCGGCTGCGATTGCCGCCTATTGGACGAACGACCCCACCAATGCGATGCCCTTTGCATCTGACGCACTGTTCCCTGCCAAGAAAAAGGCTGGCCTTGACCTGAAGTGGCTGCGTGGTCACAAGGGCGTTGGCGTTTCTCTGATGCCCAGCGCATTTGACGCAAAGGCTACGTTCCGCACCCGTGAGGGCTTCAAGTTTGATGAGACCGAGATGCCGTTCTTCCGTGAGGGCTACCATCTGGGTGAAAAAGACCGTCAGGAGATCCTGCGCGTTCTTGACAGCAACGACCCCTATGCTCGTGACGTGATGAACCGCCTGTACGATGACACCGCACAGCTTATCACTGGTGCGCGTATCGTACCCGAGCGTATGATCTGGCAGCTGCTGGCTCCCGCCAATGGCGTTCCTGGCATCACCATTAAAGCAAACGGCGTGAACTACACCTACAACTACGACCCGGACGGCGGTTGGAAGTCTACCAACTTCAAGGATATCAGTGGTGTTGCCAAGTCCAAATGGTCTGCCGCAACTGCCACCCCTATTGCTGACCTGAACGCCGCAAAGGATGCTGTTCTGGCAAGCGTTGGCGAGATCGTGACTGAGGTGTACATGAACACCGCTACCTTCCGCAACATGATCGCTGCGGACGAGGTGAAGAATCGGTTCATGACCGTCACCGCAAAGGCAAACGCCGTTCTGCTGGATGCCGAAGCACGGCAGATTATCGAATCCGCAACTGGTCTGAAGATTCATCTGTACGACAAGATGTTTAAGGCAGACCAGTACAGCGCAAGCGAAAAGTACCTGCCCGATGGCATGGTGGTGGTTGCTCCTTCCGGCGCTCTGGGCAACACTTGGTACGGCACTACTCCTGAGGAAGCCGACCTGCTGTCCGGTCAGTCCGGTGCATCCGTTTCCATCGTGAACACAGGCGTTGCCATTACCACTGAGCTGACCATTCACCCGGTCAACGCCAACGTTTATGCTTCTGAGATCGTCCTGCCGTCCTTTGAGCGCATGGACGCTGTGTACTGCATCAAGGCTTACTAAGGCGAAAGGAGGAAAGCAGCATGGGGGACCAGTATTCCGAAGCGGTAGTCAAGCTGGGGCAGTACATCGCCCCTGCACTTGACCGTGAAATCACGGACGAGGACTACCCACTCTTCGACCTGCTGCTTGATTTTGCCAAAGACAAGATATTTGCGCAGGGCTACCCCTTCGGCAACAGACCGGACGAGTTGCCCTTGCAGTATCAGTCGTTGCAGATACGCATTGCAGCGGAACTGTACAACCACATCGGTGCAAACGGACAGACGAGCTACACCAACAATGGCATTACTCGTGTGTGGGAAAGCTCCGATGTGGCGCAGTCCCTGTTGAATGAAGTGGTTCCGAGAGTAGGTGTTATCGGCTGATGTTCAATGGTAGCCCGCTGGATAAGCGCCCGCTGTGGTATTCAAACCCGGTCGGCGAGAAAACGCCTGTTGTGGACGAATGGGGAAACGAGACTGGCGAATCCGCATACGAATCGTGGAGCGAACCCGTAAAGCTGATGTTGAACGTCAGCCCGCCTACTGGTTCTGCGGAAGCAAACCCTTTTGGAGCGTTCACGGATTACAGCTATGTTGTTAGTTCGTCCAGCAAAAAGCGCAACACACCGCTTTATGAAGGCACACACGTCTGGTTTCAGACAGACGTTTCAAAGCCCTTCAATTACACTGTGGTCAAGGTCGCAGAGCATATCACGGATACGTTGTATGCGCTGAAAGAGGTGGCTGCAAGTGAAAATTAAAGTGAGGTTGAGCGATGCCGGACTTCGTGATGCGGAACGTCAGATACAGGAGTACAAGACCACCCTGAACAAAAAGGCTAGAGCATTTGCTTTTCGCCTTTCTTGGCTGGGACTTGAAGTCGCAAAGGTGCGTTTCGCTAATGCGGAATACGCCGGCTCCAATGATGTGAAATGCCACATCAACCAAAAAGACAAGACTTGCACCATCGTTGCAGAGGGCAAGGCAGTTGCCTTTATCGAGTTTGGCACTGGCGCACACCATAACGGATATGGCGGCGAACTACCGCCCGGTGTTGGTGCGCATGGCTCCTACGGTAAAGGGCAAGGCGCAAACCGCAGATGGTACTACTACGGAGAATCTGGCAATGCTGGAACGCCTGTTAAACAAGCGGATGGTAAAGGTCAGTTGAATTACACCAGCGGCAACGAACCAGCTATGGCTATGTGGGGGGCTGTTGAGGAAATGGCTTCTCAAGTCGAAGCAACGTGGAGGGAGGTTTGGAATAGTTGATTGATTATTTCAATTCCATCTTCACGGCTGTTGCTAAGGAGTTGCGAAAACAAGTACCCGGCATCTTCGTTACTGGTGAAATCAATGACAGCAACGTCAAGAAGTTTCCGTGTGTGCAGATAGAGGAAAACAGCAATCTGCCTGTGCACATTGACTCTGCCGGGCACAGCAAATACGCTGCCGTTTCCTTGCGTGTTCGCGTTTACTCCAACAAGAACACCGGGCGCATTGCAGAAGCACGTTCCATCGTTGGCATCGTGGATTCTGTTCTTGAACCGCTTAAATTTTATCGCAAATCGTTTGCCCCGTTGAATGGGCTGTATAACAATTCCGTCTATCGGATTGATTGCAGCTACGGGGCAACAATCGGAGAGGACGGAATGATTTACCGAAATTAAGGAGGTAAACATTCTATGAGTACTGCTATCTCCGGTCTGAATACCACCCTGTATTGTGGCGACAGCGCAACCGCTCTGACGAAGCTGTGCGACATTAAGGATGTGCCCGACCTGATCTCTGAGCCGAACCTTCTGGACGCCACCACCCTGTCTGACCCTATGCAGGTCAACATCTTCGGCATTATCCAGAGTGACACCAAGTCCTTTACTGCCAACTACAACAAGACCGACTACAAGAAGGTCAAGGAAGCTGGCTATGATGAGACTTCCGAGAGCAACACCGTGAAGTATTACGCCCTGAAGATGCAGGACGGCTCCGGCTTTACTTGGCAGGGTATGCACCAGGTTGGCTTGTCTGGCTTTGGCGTGGACGAGGTTGTGGAAATGACCATCAACTGCATCTTCACCAAGAAGCCTGAGTTCAGCGAGACCCTGACTGTCAACGGCGGCTAAACCGCAAAAATCAAATCAATCAAACCGGGCAGAACTGAACATCGGATTTGGTTCTGCCCCTATTTATAAAGGAGAGCATTTATTATGGCTGCTAAGGTTATCAACTTTCATTCCCCCGATGGCAAGAACACTTACGAGCTGACCTTCACCCGTGACAGCGTGGAAGCTGCCGAACGTGCAGGCTTTCAGATTGGCCAGTATACCCAGATGACCAATCTGCTGTCCAACTCTCGTGCTCTGTTCTACGGCGCTTTCATTGCTCGGAACAAGGGCATCAGGCGCAAGGTCACTGACGAGATGTTCCAGCACATCGAGGATAAGGAAGACCTGATGGGCATTCTGCTTGAGATGTTCATGGACGCTTCCAAGTCTTTGCTGGCAACTGACACTGAGGACAAGACCGAAAAAAACGCAACGTGGGAGATTGTGTAACCGCACAATCTCAAGAAACAGACGGAGAGGAAGAACCGTTCTCCTTCTCCAAGCTGTTCCACGATGTAGAAGCCTATTACATCTCTATCGGCATGACCTACGACCAGTTCTGGTACGGCGATGTCTGGCTGGCGAAGGCCTACCGTGACGCAGAGGAGCTGCGGGAACGCAGAGCCAATGCTGAAGCGTGGAGAAACGGCTTTTACATGGCATCTGCGCTTTCCTCTACGGTTGGCAATATGTTCCGAAAGAAAGGGTCTAAGCCAATCAAGTACATGGATAGACCGCTTCCCCTTACCCAAAAGGAGAAAGACGAATATGAATACCAACGCGCAGTTGAGGCGCAGGAGCGAATCAAGAGAATGATGTTCTCTATGATGGAAAGTGATGGTGGTAGTGATGGCTGATGTTGATATTACGAGCTTATCCGTAGAGATTTCTGCGGAATCGCAGGGCGCAGAGCTTAATATCGACAAGCTTGCTACCGCCATTTCTAATTTGCGGACAAAAGGCAACGTCACAAAGGTTGTGAACAGCCTTGACAAGCTGGCTAGCTCTATTGCAACGCTGAAACAGGCATCCGCTGGTATGTCCGGGCTGGACAAAATTACAAGCTTTCTGAATGGGCTTTCCAACGTCAATACAACCGCAAGCGCAAAGAGCATCAACACGGTTGTGAACGCAATCAAGAAGATTCCTGCAGCTGTGTCTGGCTTGAACGGCGTGGACTTTTACTCCATGTCTGGAAGCATTACTCAGCTCACTAACGCTTTGGCACCACTGTCCATTCTGGACGCATCGAACCTTAAAGCTCTTGGCAGCGCTTTCAATGCAATTGGAAAGGTTCCCGACCTGACCGACAAGCTGAAAGCGACTGATCTTGATTCTTTTGCAAGTTCTTGCCAGAAGATTTCTGCTGCCCTTACTCCCCTTGCATCTCAGCTTGATAAGGTGGGCAACGCCTTTGCAAAGTTACCTCCGCAGTTGAGCAAGGTGGTCACACAGGCTAACCGTGTGACCGCAGCCAATGAAAAGCAGCGCAAGAGCTATCTCAGCCTGTCCAATCAGATGAACGGCTTTATGCGGAACATGGCAAAGCTGGTTTCGTTGAAAGCCATTGCTGAGTATCTTGGCAACGCTGTTGCGAAGTTCAATGACTTCTACGAAGCGGCTAATATGTTTGGCGTATCGATGGGTGACATGACAAACAAAGCAAGCGGTTTCATTGATAAGATGGAACAATTGCTAGGAATCGACCCGTCAGAAGCCATGAACGCTATGGCGAACATTTATAGCATGACAAAGAGTTTCGGACTTGCAAAAGAGCAAGCATATACTTTGTCAAAAAGTCTTACCCAGTTAGGCTATGACCTTTCTTCGCTGAAAAACATCCCTATTTCGGAAGCGTTTACGAAGATTCGTTCGGCTATGGCTGGCGAACTTGAGCCAATGCTTCAGCTTGGCGTTGATATTTCTCAAGCAAGACTTCAGCAAGAACTTCTTGCGCTTGGCTTTAATAAGCAGGTTTCCACGCTTTCTCAGGCAGATAAAGCTACCTTGAGATACATTGCAATTTTAAAGCAGACCACCGATGCACAGGGCGATTTTGCTCGGACGCTTTCTAGTCCTGCGAATATGATTCGCGTTCTGAAAGCACAGTTGTCTGGCCTTGCGCGAGATATCGGTTCTTTGCTTTACCCCGCTTTGAAGTCCATTCTTCCCCCTCTGATTGCGGCAGTTGAACTTATCCGGGAGTTCGTTCAGTGGGTGGCAAAGCTAATGGGCGTAAAAGTCGTGCTCACCGACTTTGCCAAAAGCGCTGACAGTGTTGGCGGCATCGGTGACGCAATGGATGACACAGCCGATTCGACAAAGAAAGCTGCCAAAGCCCTCAAGGACTATACGATGGGCTTTGATGAACTGAACATCATTGATCCCACGCAGGAAAGCTCCGGTTCTGGCAGCGGCGCATCTGCTGGCAACATCTTGGGCGATGTAGACCTGTCCGGCTACGATATGTTCAAGCAGTACAACGAAGAGCTTGCAAAGCAGATTGATGCTATCAAGCAGAAAATCAAGGATATGCTACCGATTATTGGTGCTATCGCCTCCGCACTTGCGCTGTGGAAAATTGTTGATTTTCTGACGGACATTGCGACAGCAATTTCCAAAATGACAGATTTGCAAAAGTTGGCTCTTTCAATTGCAACGGTTGTTGTCGAAGCATCTTTAGTATTCAGCTTTGCAAAAGGCTACGCATCTAGTGGAAACCCTCTTGAGCTTTTAGGCGAAGTGGTGTCTGCTGCGTTCGGCTCTTTTGTTCTTTGGCGCACAATGGGCGCAGATGGCATTACGCTTGGCATGGGCATCGCTTTCGTGGCAAGTCTTGCAGGCCTTACTTATGCGCTTGGCACCGGCGAAGCCAATCTTGGCGATGCAAGCACATGGATTCAATCCGCTTTAACAACGGCATTTGGCTCTATTGCTGGTATCACACTACTTACCAATCTTGGGGTAGCTGCTGGTACAGCTGCAACGCTTTCTATCGGCCTTGCAGGTCTTATTACCTTTGCTGGAATTACATTCTCTCTTGGCGAAAAGCTGAAAGAATTTCCGGTTCTTGATACCATCATTGCTACTTTGATGGGAATTTTTGGCGGCGTTGCTGGTGCTGGCATTGCATTGCTTGTTGGCGCAAGCCTTCCTGTTGCTGGAGCCGTTGCCGCTGCTGGTGTTGGTATTGGCCTTGTTCTTCACTGGGCTGGTATCAAATGGGGAGCTAAAGAGAGCGGCGAAAAAACAGATGCTGCCGCAGAAGCCGACATTAAAATGCATTATGTCGAAAATGTTTTTGAGCAGCGCATTGAAGCTATCAAGCAAATTATTGTTACCAAGTGGAATTCGGCCATTGATTTTATGACTTCTCTTCCCGGAAAGGTTGGGAACATCATAAACAGCATTGGCGAGTGGTTCAGCTCTCTTCCTGAAAAAATCGGCTATGCCCTTGGCTTTGCCGTCGGTAAAATCGGGGAGTGGGTCGGAAACATGGTCGTTACTGTAACAACCGAAGTTCCAAAAATCGTTTCGTCTGTTGTTAAGTTTTTTGAAGAGCTGCCAGGAAATATTTGGACTGCAATTCTCAAAGCTCTTGACGTTATTTCTAAATGGCGAGAGCGTATGGTAGCTTTCGTTGTTGTTGAAATTCCAAAAATCATTTCGTCTATCGTCAGTGAATTCAAAAAACTTCCTGGCGAATTGAGAAAACTTGGCAAATTCATCTGGGACGGCCTAATCAACGGCCTAAAAGACGCATGGAGTACCGTTACAAATGGCATCAAGAGTTTCACTGATGGTTTTGTCAACGGCTTCAAGGACGCTCTCGGCATTCACTCCCCTTCTACTGTATTTGCGGAGATTGGCGGTTACATCGTTCAAGGCCTTGCAAACGGCATCAATGCTGCGCTTTCTTACGTTGAACAAGCTATGACCAATTTGGCAAACGCTGTTCAGCAGAAGGGCAACGAGATGATTGACTATGGCGCAGACGTTGCAAACGGCTTTGTTGATAACATGGTCAATACGTTTGACGCAAAGTGGAATGAAATCGACAACGGTCTCAAGAGCGACTTCATTGGCACGATTAAGAGCATGATTGATGCGGTCAAGAAAGGCGATATCCAAACCGTCGCCGAAAACACAGCAGCCATCATCTGGAAGGCAATGGGGGAAGAAAACCGAAAACAGGTCAAGTCTTACGCTTCCGACTTGGTTTCCAATCTTACCAGTGCTCTTAAGACCGTTGGTTCCAAAGTATTTTCTTCTGCAAAACTCGTCGGGAGCAATATCTTAGCTGGGATTACTTCAAAATTTGGAGAAATTTCCACGCAGGTTGTAGGTCTCGGTAGCAAGATTGCAACGTCTTTTTCCGCTTTGATCGGGCCGATCTCGGCATCCGGCAGAGCAATCAGTATTGGCCTTTCTTCTGGCGTTTTGAGCCAGTTCCCATCTATCATCGCTGGCATTGCCGGGCTTATCGGTCAAATTGGAGCTGCTTTTATGGGTATCTTGCAGACGATCGGCAGCGTTTTGACCTCTCTTGGCATTCCAACCGGCGTCATCATGATTGCTGGCGGCGTTGCAATTGCAGCCGCCATCGCAGGAATTGTCGGAACGCTTGTTGGAAAGTACGGAACAAGCTCCAGCCCATCCGTAGACAATAACTACTCGAGCTACCCTGGCACGAGCGATTATGATTCTGCTAACGGCTCTAGCACATCTGTTGGGAGCTATTATCCAAGTTCTTCCAATAGCGGAGCAAGCTCCGCAGAGCTCCGCAGCGCAGTCCACGACGGTTGCTATAACGCATTCCTTGACATCTTCCAGCGGTACGGAGACGAGCTTACCGGAGGGAAAGAGCTCAAGATTTACCTTGACGGAAAGCAAATCACTGCGTCCGTGGAAAAGCGGCAATCGGAGCGTGGGTTTCAGATTATGGGAGACGAAGTTTACAGCTACTAAGGAGGTTTACGTTTTATGCAATCTCTCGTCACAGTAAATGGAAGAGAGCTGCCTGAGCCTTCCTCCTACGACGCTACAACAAGCACTATAGTCGATTCTGGACGAAACGTACAAGGCAAAGTCGTTGGGTCTGTGGTGCGGCACGATGTTGCGAAGATTTCCCTAAAATGGAATTATCTTACCGCAAGACAGTGGGCGGACATCATCGGGCCGTTCACCACAAACTTTTACTGCACTGTTCGGTTTTATAACCAAGCAACTGCAAGCTACACGACAAGACAAATGTATGTTTCCGATAGAACCGCTGGAATGTGGAGGCGTTCCCCGTCCAACGGAAACGTTATGGGATGGGTCGGAGCGGCCCTTAGCCTCGTTGAAGTTTAAGAGAGGTGATTATTCATGGGCTTTTTGCCTTCCGACAAGTGGCTTGAACAATACGACAAGACACTTGTTCCGGAGATGTTTGTTCGCATCACTTACCACGTCTCTGACGATAAGGCCCAAGCAGACGCTATTGCCAGCTCTTCCAACCAGGCTTTATTCAGCAACACGTTGTCTGTCACAGACCTGGATTCTGCTTCTTTGGCCAATTATGCCACCGGAGAACCTAATTTGTGGGTCCTTGACGGGAGCAAACTTTTAGTCCCAGGTTCAGAGCCCTACGAGAACGCTGGGTATTTAAGTATGGATTGCGTTTCTGACACAAACCATCCGATTATTACTTTCTCTTTCAGCAAAACACACACTGAAAGAATTCCAGGAATTACAATCGTGTGGTCGTCCGCTTTAAATGAATATGCAAAATCTTTTAAATTGACGGTCTATAACGGCAGCGAGCTTGTTGCAACAAAACAAGTTGACGACAACCAGTCTGTTGAATCCTCTGTAGATTTTGAGGTTTCCGGATATGATTCAATCAGTTTGGAAATTTTAGAATGGTGCATCCAGGGCCGCAGAGCCAGAGTGGAGCAAGTTGAATTTGGTTTGCGTGTCCAATTTAGCAAAGCGGATTTGCTTTCTTATACGCACGAATCAAAGCGCGACCCGATTTCTGGGCAGCTTTCCAAAGATTCCGTTTCGTTTTCTGTTGATAACTCCGAACAACGCTGGAACCCGGTAAATCCAGGTGGACTTTATCGGTATCTTTATGAACGTCAGGAGATTTCAGTTCAGTACGGCATGGACATTGGAGATGCTGTCGAATGGATTGATGGAGGGAAGTTTTTTCTTTCTGGGTGGACAATTCCAGCAAATGGCATAACGGCGTCGTTTGATGCCAGGGACGCTCTGTCTTTCCTCCAAGATTCCATCTATACCGGGCACACGAGCGGAACGCTGTATCAGATGTGCTTTGATGCATTGGAACTTCTGGATGTTCCCGGGATATCTTACGAAATTTCGGAAGAATTAAAGGACTATTCTTGCGACATTTCCTCCGATACTTCTTCCTACAAAAACGCAGACATTCTTCAGCTTGCTGCAAACGCAGCCGGGATGGCTCTTTACCAATCCAGAGATGGGGTCATTCACATTGAACGTGTCCCTCTTGTTCCAGTCACGAGGTCTGATATTGAGGAAATATCGCTCTTGAATAGCTTTAAATACCCAGAAATAACGTTTTCGACAAAAATAAAAAACGTATCGTGCAAGGTTGGCGGCGAATCCGTTTTTTATCCAGCCGGAGCTAGTGGGAATGGAGCGACCCAAAGCATCAATAATCCGCTTGTATCGAAATCTGTATCTTCTAGCGCAAAAAATGCGTTGACCGAAACATACGCACTTCTTTCTAACAGAAGAAAGGTAAACTTGGAATTTCGTGCAAGCCCCCATATTGATGCGTTGTCTTTTGTTAGAGCAAACCATCAGTTTGGATATGCATCGAATGTTCTCGTTACGGATGCTAAGTATACCTTTAACGGCTGTTTTAAAGGGACGATGGAAGGATATATGGTGGAAAGCGCAAGTGCCCTTAGACTTGACAAGGGCTCCGTTTTTGTGGCTCCTGGAGAGACTGTTCGTTTAACCGCAACGCTTGTTCCTTCCTCAGAGGATTCCCCGGCAATCGGATGGGAAGCATCTCCTCCCGGAGTTGTTTCCATTTCCGTCGCTTCCAACAAAGGCGGCGTTTCTGCTTGCGACATTTCTTTTGTTTCCAGTGGAGATGCCGTAGTCACGGCCTTCGTATCTTCCGTATCTGCAAAGTGTACCGTTATCAGTCAGGCTCCGTCTTTGTCGGATATGCCGGAAGGTTCGTCTGTTTACATTCAAGAAAGCGGTACGGATGTAGAGTTCGTTGTTGCAAAACATGGGTATGAGCCTGGTTTAAATGGTCCAGGGAGAACACTTCTTATCAGGAAAGAACCTCTTGCTGAAACAGTGTGGAACCAGACGCACGTCAATACATACGACGGAAGTTCCATCGACAGGCTATTGAAGGGAGATTACGCAAACAGATTTAGCGATACCGTCAAGTCCGCAATGGGGCTTACCTCTTTCTATTACACGGTAGGCGGTAGCACTACGGAAATCAGAACGCTTTCTCGCAGTGTTTTTCTTCCGTCTATTTATGAAATGTTTGACCCAGAAGACAAAACCGCAGATGTTTATGTAAATGGGAGTAACCCATTTTTCAAAAAAGAGGGTTCTGTATTGCCAAAACAAACTCGAAGTGTCTTTGTCCAATCGTACAATGACTCCGTCTATCATATTATCCGCAGATGGTCACGTTCTCCTGCGCTACGAGATTTTGATGGAAACCATATCGTTGGACAACTTGTTGGGACTTACAGTCTTGGAACGTCTAGTGCAGGTAGGATATTTTTCTTCACAGAGCAGTACAATGCTTGGAGCTCTAACAAGTTCAGCCCTGCTTTCACGCTTCCGTCCACGACTAAAGTCGGCAACGGCAAAAAGATTTTGCTTTAAGGAGGGACTATGACGATTTGGATTACAGACAGAAGCCAAGACGATGTTGACCGCCTAAAGTTCATTTATGGTAAAGCCGTGAATGGGACCTGGACGGATGAGGAAAAAGCGGAGTGGCTTTCCGGTATGAAAGGGGCTCTTGACTACAGAGATTTTTCGAGAATAGAAACCGGCATATCCGAGCTTGCTTCACTTCTTGGTGCGGACGTAGATGTCAAGACGAACTGGAACATAAACGGGTATCTTACCACGTCAGATGCTACTAGGTGGCTGTCGAATATCGAATCTATTCGTTCTAAAAACTCAGGGGACGCCAAAACTGCGCCGACACCTACGTCTATGGATAGGCTCGGATTCGAGACAATGAACCAACTTGAAAGCATTTTGTCAGACATAGAATCAATCGCCAAAACTTACGTTACTTTTTCTGGCGAATACATGGCTGGGGAGGACCAATATGGTTTTTGAAGACCGCATATCAAAATATCCTGGCAGGTGGACGTTAGTCCATGAGGATGGGTCGTCTGAAGTTGTAACGCTCGTCCGAAACGACGAGCCCATAAAGGACGGCACACCGATCAACGCATCCACTTTAAATGAGCTGAGTACAGTTGCAGGTGCCATCAACGCAAAAGAGGAAGCCGTTTCTGCGGCAAATTCCGCTGCGGAAGAACGTGCAAAAGCAGAACAGGCTGCAAAAAATGCCGCAAAAGATGTTTCTGCAATTGTAAAAGCAGACTCTGAAAATGCAGCTTTGTCTGCTGCTGCTGCCAAGACAAGCGAAACCAATTCAAAGCGTTCGGAATCTCAGTCTGCTATTTATTTGCAGGGCACAAAAGAATACTTTGAGCAGGTCCGCACCATCACCATCGGTGCACAGGGGTGGTACGCCACGCCGGAAGCTCTGAAAGCCGCTGTTCCTATAGGCGAAAATGGCTGGTGGGCAGTCGTTGGTACTACGGACACCATTTGGACGTGGGACGGTGACACCGGCGCGTGGGTCGATACCCGCAAAGAGGTGGATCTGTCAGACTACCTGACGCAAAACCAGATCAGGCAGCTGCTTGAGCAGTACATGCCCCTTCGCCCCGCCACTGCTACCTTGCTGGGCGGCGTGAAGGTGGGCGACTATCTGGACATCGCTGCGGACGGCACTCTCAGCGGCAAGACCCTCAATGACAAGATCGCTGCCGCCGTGGCGGTAAAGTCGGAGCCCCGGCTGGTGTGGAACCACTACGAAGAAACCGGAAAAAGGTGGAAGACCTATGACATCAAGATGCCCGACGGTCTTGACTACGTGCACGTCAAGACGAAATATAACAGCCCTACCGGCGGGTACGGCGAGGAAGTAGACATTGCAAAAGGCGGCACCGCCAATCATAACTACGGAAATGGCACTGGAATTTTCGCATCCAACACGACTTTCCAGACAAACGGGACCCTGC